CAGACGCCAGACCACGGCCACCATTCAACCGTGAGACCTAAAAAAAGGTAGCCACCACCGAGACAACGAGCGACAGTGGGGCTACCCGGTTTCTTCAGGTAATTACCGATGAGTGCGAGGCTTACGTACTACTCCGAATCCGATGTTGTCCATTGCGTAACCACTGACTGCGCTTGCCTCTTCTACCTTCTCAGGTAAATAAGACTCTAGTCCGTAATGCTCTAGTGTTCTCCTCATTCGGTTAATAAGGTCTTCGCATTGTTCCATTTTCTTTTCCTCCAGACCACCACAGGAATTTAACCCGTAAGTGACCACAAGAGAAAATAAAAAAGTTGTGGTGTCGCCACCACGTTAATAAGTTAAAACTTCAAGCTGTCGTAGTCGTGAGATATTCTCGCGCAGTCGTGCGTTCTCGCGGCGTTGTTCTTCAGTAATACCACCACGAGCCACGTTTTTAAGCGACGCTTTGCGTGTTGCGTTTTGCCACTGCAAGAGTGCCACGCTCTCAATATGGTTTTTGTAGTCGTTGAAGTTTTCGTACGTTGTCGTTCTTTTAAATGGGTTTTTCATTTTTGTGTCTCCTGTCGTGGTGTGATTTTAACACGCTCACGACCATTGGGAAAAATAAAAAAAAATAGTGGCTAGAGCCACTTAAAAAAGTTTTGGTATGACTGGCTCAACTGGTCGCGCAACCGTCACGCTCTCAAAGTGAGCGTTTATTTTCTGCTCAGTAAAACCAGCGTGTGAAAGTTTCGCTCTTATATCGTCGAAACTTACGTTGCGCGTTCGTGCTTCTCTAATAGCGTCTAGTAGCTGGGCGTCGAGTTGCTCAGTCGTGGCAACTGGTGTTTTATCTGCCACTGCGACCACTGGTTTTTTAACTCTCACGTTGTCAAGCGCAACGTTTAAGTGCTTGAGTAGTGCCACTTCAACGGTGGATTTATGAAAGTGGTCGAGCTTCAACACGTCGAGCAGTTGCAACATTTCAATATCTGTAAACTGCACGTTGCACGTATAACAGCCAATGAAGCCACTACTCTCGCGTTGCGTAAGTTTTTTACTACTCTTTAAGCCATTAGGCGTAATGTGGTGCTGTTGTTTTGCCGTCGTTGCTTCGTTCACGCTGTTTTTATGGTCGTGCGTTGCGACGCTTAATGTCGTTGTCATACTCACTACTGGGTCAGAGAAAGTATTTAAATGTTTCGTTTTTGGTATACACTTTATTAATATTTTTGAATAGAGAGCTTAAAACGTAAGAATTCAAGAGTTTAAGCTGTTGTTACTACTCAGTGAAACGCTACTCAGTTTATAAAGGTTTCGTTGTTTTAGTGTTACTTAATAGAAGTAACGCTTATAAAGAAAACAATAATTAAATATGAATGTTTATTTATAAATAACGCGGTACACGGTGTGCTATTAAGAAGTAGTTAAAAGAGTTGCTTAAGTAATGATTAAAACGCATTAAAATAAGGTGTATTAAAGCGTATTAAGAATAGTTTAAAAGGAAGCTAGAAAGCGTAAAATACTACCTACCCGACATCCGGAACAAAAATTGAAGAAATTGGTGTGTTATAATCTCTTATTATAAGACAAGTCTATCAAAGATAGACAGTGTTATACAGACCTATAACGACGAGAAGTATATTTATTAGACTCTTTTAACAGTCTAAGAATTAACCATTCTTCGTCTTCTTTACTATTAAAGTTAAAGTCTATTGGTATGTTAATAATTTCTGTGCCGTCTTTTTTAAATAGTTTAATAGAGAACAAGTGCGGTAATTTATCGGATAAAAAAATAGGCATCATTTTGTGTTATTATTATTGGTTGTTCTCTATTTAAAAAGAAAAATGGTAGGAGCCACCTACCGATTCTTATTGGCTTTAAGACGAGCTTTAAACTCATCATTGATTCTGTAAAGAGCCCCATTAATAGCACGCTCAACATATTGTTTACCAACACGTTTGTACCATGGAATCTCTGCAACAGACTCTAAAACAGCGTTAGCAACTAACGTGTCAAATTCATCCTCAGAATAAACTTCTACGTTATTAAAACGGCCAGTATCTTTATTCTTATCCATCAATCTAATTTCCATCTTCAACTACCTCTACCTTCTTATTAACCTTCTCAACAACTGGTTGTTCTTTAGCGGCATCATTAAATGTTTTTTGTTGTCGTTCCATATCCTCTCTCTGCTTAGCAATAAGAGTCTCCCTATTCTCAACCCATTGAGTATAATCTAGAACTGAGTTACTCTTTGTTTCCATCTGAAATGTTGCTATCGTCGCTCGTAGGTTCTCCAGATTGTCCTTTTGTCTTTGGTTCATTTTCATTCTCCTCATTCGTTTCTTCTTTCTTTTCTTCACCTGAATCATCGCTAGATTCTTCAGTTTTAGTAGAAGGAGCTTCCTCCTTCTTATCATCAGCTTTTTTAGAAGACTCTTCAGTTTCCTCTACAGCATCAGAATCATTATTTGTGTTATCTTCTTCCTTTGTATTGTTTGTTGTTGGTTGTTTTTCGTCTAAAGAATACCAAGTTTCTCCACCATCTTCAGAAAAGAAACGTGGGTCTCGATTATTCTGCCACAAAGGCTTCCCAGAATTTTCTGCTGAAACATCTTTCCATTCATCAGAACTCTTAGTTATAGGACTCAAAGCCTGAAAACTAGCCAACTTGTTAAAAATCCTAACAGCATATTCTGCAGAAATACCACTATGTCCTTGAGACTCAAAAGTATCAACCAACGTCATAATACTATCAAACATCCCTTTATTCACTTCATCCTCAAGAGCTTTATCATCATAACCAATAATTCGTAATTCTCTCAAAGCATGTTCTTTAATTGCTCCCATTTTATTCCACCTGCTCCATATCAATCTCAGCTGTTAATCTCTTCTTATCAACATAAGTAGGTCTATCACCAGCTGCTGTAATCAAAGGCTGCCTATTCTTGGCTTCCTCAACATCATCAAAACTTCTTTTTTTACTTGGCCTACCAGGCCTTCTTCTAGTTTGTGTCATATTTTACATCCTCAACTTTATAAAAAATAGGAATACCATCTTCAACAGCGTATTCATGCTCAGCACGTGACCCCTCACTATTCTCCCAACCATCTATCATAACGACAAAATCACAACGAGAAACAAGTTCAACAGTTGCAGGTATCCATTTATCATCATCCATTATACCATTTAACCACTGATAATTTTTGTGTGGACAAATAACAGCGAACCCTCTTTTCAAAAGGTTAACAGTTATTTCTTCTGCTCTTCTAATATTATCAACAACTTCTTTGTGTGTAGCAGCCCTGTAAGGCCCAGCCACATAAGCAACCATCATTTTTCATTCATCCTCTTCAAATTTTAAAATACTCATCATACCTCTTTCTAAATCATTAGCAAGAATTTCTTGCTCTATATCTATAAATTTCTCCAATTTGTTGTCATAAGCGTTAATCCTCCCATGAATAAGCTCATGAATAAGTATTGAACGCTGCATATTAATACTACTATTCATAAAACTAGTAGAAACTTGAAGCTTCATAATCTGCTCATAAATATCTGTTTCTACTTCAGCTTTAAAATCAGCATTAATAGCGATATCCTCATTAATAACTATCCCCCAATCGCTCATACCAACGAGATATTTATATTTATTCATGAACATAAGTATCTCTTTTGCTTTAGCTTTGGTGAGTTTAGTCGTACTTGCCACTTTCAATCTTCTCCTTCCAAGACTTTTTTTCTTCAAATATCATAGTACCAGGAGAAATAGTAATAGATGCAACATTAATTAGCTTTTCTCCCTTATAAAAAACCTCAAAATCTTGAGATTCAACACATCCAATATTAAAAACAGCATAACTGTCCATATTATCACATCTAACAGTGCAATCTTGTACAGTAAATGTTAAATCAGTGCTACATTCTCCAATACCTAAATCATAATAACTATCTTCTTCCATATTATTCACCTACTTAATGATGCCCATTCGTATTTTTTGTACTAAATCTGATTCTTTTCTATTAGAACCAACATCCATAAGCGCATCATACTCTTTCATATGACTATTGCTTCCGCCACCACCAAAATTGGTGACAGCAAAAGGAATTCCTAACTCTTGAGTGCCTCTATTAGCCAAAGCTAAAGCCATAACTGTATCGTCATGTGCTCCCATACCTTTAAATTGTTCATTACCAGCATGAGTAAGAGTTGTGCAAAACTTAGCAAGCTCATATTCCAAAATATCCATTGCTTCTCTAGAAAATCTGTCTCCACGAGGAATAATCATCTGGTCATATTCAAACGCGGTAATCAAAAATCTTATTAAATCATCTTTCTTCTGACCTCTACCGCCAGTAATAAACGCTTGAACATTAACATTGAACTCATCAACCAATTCATCAATCATATCAATACCAACATTGTTTTGTTCAACAACGAATAATGGATGATTAAACTTAACAGATAGTTCTGCTATTCTTGCAGCTTGGTCACGAATCTTCATTCCTTTCTCTCTCCACATATGAGCTATACGTTTCTCTTGAGATATCTGATTATAAGCTAGAATAAACACCACAGTGTAATCTGCACTAGCACTACCACTTCTAGCAACATCAACTCCACCAACATAAGACCAGTTAGGACCCAAGTTTTCACCAACTCTCATTAATGACAAAGATTCTCCGCGTTCTTTAGCTGGATTAATAATCTCTTCTGGAAACAAACTCTGGTCACGAGAAAAAAATTCTAATTGATATTCTCTACTAAACTTTAATGCTCCCATCTCAAGACGCTTATTAATGATATCCTCCCAACTAAATCTATCAGGGCACTGTAGTATTTTATTATCAAAATCTAATATAGCAGGATATTCTTTAAGTGTCCAAACACTACCTTCTTTAATTCTACGTTTAATAGTCATAAAAATATCTGTTTCGCTCTTTGGTGTACCAACAAGTATCATTTGTCCTTTTCTGTTTAGAAGCATAGGAGACAATACCATATCAATAAAATCTTCAATCTCTTGGTCTGAAAGTTTATTATCACTTCTCAAAATATCGTCAATAACAATCTTATCAAGATGTAATCCTCTAATCTCAGAACCAAATCCTTTACCAAGAATGAAGCCACCATTATAACCAAGCATACCAGCACGCCATTTATCCTTATTAATCTTTGTAGCAAGCCATTCGTTGTTCTCAATTATTCTTTTGATTTCTTCTAATAAAATGTCGGCTTGTTCCTGACTAGCAGATTCAATCAATATTCTCCTATTAGAAAAAAGAAATGTTTCATAAATGTTTCCAATCTGAGAAAAAAACAATGATTTACCATGTCCTCTAGCACACAGAACAGAAAGTCTTTTCTTGCTTTTGACGAGCTTATCCCATTTTCTAAGTAGAGTATTAAACCTAAAAGGAGTTGGATAACCAATCTCTTCTAGACCACCTATAACGAATTTGGTAAAGTAAAACATACCATCTATAGGATGATAACATTTCTCAAGTATATTCTTATATAAGAAAGCTTTTCTAGTCCTTATTTCTTCTTCGGGAAATCTTTTATCAAAGAAATTCTCTGGAAGATAAGAGTCTTTTCCAGTTCTCTCGTAAGTCCATTCGAGATATGATTCGTAAATGTCGTTATAAGTCCTCATTTAATTAATTCACTTTTGCATCTTCTTTTTTCTTATCAGGAGTTTTTACTATAACTTGTTTCTCAACAGTAGATTCCTGATTTTGTTTCATATTTATAACGTCTCGTCCATTAATATCTTTTATTCCTGTTGCTTCTACTAAACAACCAATACAAAAAGCATACCTAATTCCTCTGTCAACAAGTCTCATAGTCCAAGTATCGTTGTGTCCGCATTTCAATCTTCCCATTATTTTTCACCTATTAATTCTATTATCTCATTTATTCGGCCAGTGAATTTGTGTTTTTCTAAAACTGCTTTCTGACCATTTTTAGCAATCTTTTTTCTTATGTCGTCGTGTTCAAGTAAAAAATCAATTTTGTTAATTAAATCGTCCTCACTATAATAAAAAACTAATTCTTCATCCCCAGTAATCTCAGCTCCATCCTTATTAACTTTAAACATTTTATCTACTCCTTTAGTAGCATTAAGTAAATATAAACCTCCAGCACACATAACCCTATAAAGTCTAGCACTATGCCCCATATCTATATCCCTATTCTGGTCTATTCCAAGATTAATTAGACTTGATTGAGCAACCATACTATGTGTCTCATTAATAACTGACTTACCACGATGATGAGGTTTAAGTTCTACGCCTATTTTAGTCCAGTCTTCAACAATAGGCCCCCAAATTGATAAATTAAAACATTCTTTAGACACTTTTTTTAAGATTTTTGTCCTATTAGAATGTTGTTTTAAATATCCTAATGCGCCAACAAATGAAACATCATTACCATATTTTACAGTTTGATACCAATTCATATGAACTTCACCATTAGATTGCGGATAACAAGCTTCGTCAACATAATAAACATTATCAAAACCATCTTCTCTCAGTTTATCAGCAACACCTTTAAGACTACAAATATAATAATCAAACATTTTTATTACTGATAAATATTCTTTTGCTTTCCAAATTGGTTCTTCTCCTAAATAAACATCAAAAAACCAATTCACTAATTTTGCATCAGGAAATTTTTCTTTTAAGTATTGTATAGTAGCGGGATGAAGTTCTAATCCTTTAAGAATCATTATCATTTTAGGATAATATTGTGTTGCATAATCGTCTATCTCGGCAATTATTGCTTTTTGACTTTCTATAGACCCTAATTCTTGAAAGAATTTTCTAGAATCTATAGCTTCCACCGTATGCTCTAGTTCAAACATTGAGCGTGCAATATAAATCCCAGTTTGTTGGTCTTCAAACGCTCCTATAAGCAAGATTTCCATTATTTCATCAACCCCACTAATTGTTTTGCCATATACTCAAACGAAGCTTCTCTTTTTGCCAACTCTGCATCTTTCTTAACAAGGAAGTCAAAAGTTTTAAGTTCTCTAACAATAGCTATTGCTTGTGTAAGTTTTTCTGTATTAAAAGGGGTAGCATAAATAATGTTAGCCCCCTTGTAAAGTTCTCTAAGAACTTTATAGTCCTTACAAATCACTGGTTTTCCTACATATAATCCTTCCCAAGGACTTAATCCTCCTATATACTCCGACTCTTGAGGATAAATTAAACATGTACAATTCTTAATTAACTCATATTTCTCTTTTTCTGTTACATTTTCGTGATGTTCAATATCAACACCGTTCTCTGCAGCAAAATATTTTATTTCGTTAAGGTCCCCCCTATCTCTACCAATTATAACTTGTTTTGGAGGATTCTTTAACTCACCAAGAGCTTTAGTTATCGAACTAACAGCTTTCATATTAGTTAATCTGCAAATACTCAAAATATAATTATCATCTTTACCAACACCAGACATAAAATATTCTTCGTTAAAAGACGTTCCATATGTTATAACGTGGGTGTCATCAAACCATTGTTTTGTATATTCATAATATAAGTCTCTAGCTACATATGTGTTAAACACCATCACGTTAGCATATTTTAAAATGTCAAACCATTGAATCCATTGCAACATTCTATTTCTGTCTTGTTCCATTAAATCCTTTGGTATGTCTAATAACATTATTCCCCATGGAAGCCTATAAGTCCTTGCAATATCTGCGACAACTGGACTAATAGGAGCATGAGAACCAAAAACCCAATCATATTTATTAGTTGTTAATTCTCTTACAAGTTTAGATTTAATTCTCAAAGGATTAAAGAAATCATCCCATTCAACATTTATACGTGTAAGATTCTTATGATATTTAACAATTGTTCCTGCATCATATTCATCTTTTTGTTGAACAACACAGGTAACTTCGTGCCCAAGTTTACACATTTCGTTACATAGAGTAATTACCCAATTTGCGCTTTCAGCACCTATGTATAAAAGTTTCATTTTTATTCACCGTTAATAACTTTAACTATTTTTTTTAAGTCTTCTAAACTTAAAAAGTGATGTATACCAACATAAAAGACTTCTTTTTCTAGTTTATTTGCTACTGGAAAATCAAATGGGTTGAAATGTTCTTCATACGCATCCTGATTAGCCAAGTTCGGGAAGATGTCTCTAGTTTCTATACCTTCATCATTAAGTCTTTTAACTAACTCATTTTTTGTTTCTTCATCTTTGCATCTAATTGGTAAACCAAGCAAACTTGCATTGTCTGGGACAGGAAAAACTTCAACATTTTCATTTTTAATAAAATCATGCAAGAACTTTGCATTATCTAATCTAGCAGCAAGAGTTTCTTTCGAATCTTCAAGACTTGCAAGACCAAGAGCTGCGCAAAATTCATTTGTCTTATAATTAGAACCAACATAACCATGCAAGAACTTCATATTATCTCCAACACGACCATGATTCTTCATACTTCTCATTATTTTAGCAGCTTCATCATCATTAGTTATTACTAATCCTAATTCTCCTGCTGCAATATTATGACTCACGTAAAAACTGAAGGTTCCAAAATCTCCAAATGTTCCAACTTTCTTACCATCAATCTCAGTACCAAAAGCTTCTGCAGAATCTTCAACTACAGTCCAACCATATTTTTCTTTAAGAGCCATAATCTTTTTCATATCTGCTGGGTATCCCATAAGATGAACAGGAACAAGAACATCCAATTCTTCCATCATCTGTTCACTAATAGTATCCATATCTATTTGTAAATCTTCTCCTATATCACAAAGAGCCACAGAGTGCCCTCCAACAACAAATGCGTTTATAGTTGCTGGAAAAGTCATCGCTGGAACTAGGACATTTAATCCTTGTTTCTCCTTATGAATTAAATATGTTGAAACTAACTGTAATGCTACTGTTCCATTTGTAACAACTATTGCATGTTTAACATCAAAATATTTTTTAAATTCATCTTCTAATCTTTTTACAAAAGGACCTTCAGTAATACGATTACTATCTAATACTTCATTAACATAATCCTTTTGTTTTTTTGTAATTTTAAAATCTCCAAGTTTAATAATTTAAATCACCCTTCATCATTTCTTTAACTAATTCTTTAAATTTAATTTTTGGTTCCCAACCAAGTTTTTCTTTAATTTTACTGGGATCTCCATTCAAATTTGGAACTTCTGCTGGTCTATAAAAATTAGGATTAATTTTGACAACCACTTTTCCTTCCTTATCTTTTGCTACTTCATTAAATCCTTCTCCTTCCCATGTAATATCCATATCTACTGCTTCAAAAGCGGCGTCAACAAACTCTCTAACAGTATGTGTTTCACCAGTAGCAACAGCGTAATCGTCTGCTTCTTCTGCTTCCATCATCATAATCATTGCGTCAGTATAATCATCTGCATGACCCCAATCCCTTCCAGAATCAAGATTACCAAGTTCTATTACGTCTTGCCATCCTCTAAAAATGTTTGCAACACCAATTGTAATTTTTCTAGTTACAAATGTAGGCCCTCTTCTAGGACCCTCATGATTCCAAAGCATGCCATTACAAGCAAAAAGACCATAAGCTTCTCTATAAAGACGAACCATGTGATAACTAGCCAACTTAGCAATTGCGTAAGGACTATTTGGTATCATCTTACTTTCTGTGTTCTGTAATGGTTCAGTATTCTTACCAATCTGTTCAGAAGTACTTGCCTGATAAAAACGTGTATGAGGAGAATAACTTCTTATAATTTCTAGAATGTTAATTACAGCAATTGTATTTATTTCGAATACTTTCTGTGGTATTTTAAACGATTCTGGAACTAGACTAATAGCAGCCATATTATAAAAATAATCGATATGATTATCTCTAAATAAACGATAAATAAAATCTCGTTCTGTAATGTCACCTGTTACAAATTCAAAGTTTGGATTATCTACAAACGTTTTCATGTTTGGAGACATCCCTGTTGCGTTCCATCTATCAATTCCTATAACTTTATATCTTTTATTTAAAAGTTTTTCACAAAGATAAGAACCATCCATACCTGCACAACCAGTCACCAAAGCGGTTTTTCTTTCATTTATTTTCATATTTTTCACCACTTCCTACTTAATTTTTTAATAATCTTAGCTATACTAAATTTGTTTTTAAGAATTTCTACGTTTGGCATTATGCAATGACCGCCAATTTTACCAGGGACATATTTTAGTATAGGACGAATAACATTATTCATATTTAATATTTTATACCCTCGATTATAATTCTCATTCCACTCATTGTAAACTTGATTAAAATCCAAACCATACTCGTCACAAAGTAAAGCAACTTCTTTATTAAAAGTTATATTCCACCCATAATATGTTGTGCTCAAAAGTTTTGCCATTTCAGTAGTTTCTGAAGATTCCATTACTCTTGTATTTAATCCTAATGTTAGATTGAAATAATTGGACATGTCTTCTGCAGCCTGTTGTATTGGTGCACCAAAAAATTTTGTGAATGTGATTAATCCGTCATAAAGATTTGGATGAACTCCTACTACTGGAGAATGCACAAACCACCCCGATTCGCTTTTTTCTTGTAATTTTCTTGTTGTGCCAATGTCTACTGTACTGTGAATCACTACGTAATTTGGTCGATGCAATCCTACATAGTTTAAAATCGATTTAACGAACTTTTTTGAAAATGGTACACACACATGCATAACATTATAATCTCCTTCTACAGCGCACGGAAATGCGTTGTCGAACGCATCATAATCTACACCAGCTTGTTCTAAAACTTTTCCAATACTTTTACCAATCTCACCATAACCAATTATTAAATCTTTCACTCTAAATCACCCTTTAAGAAATCAAGCATATAATGTTTATTTTTGTCAATATTATAAATTTTTTCTGCTATGTACTTCGCATTCTTTTTCATCATACCTGTGAACAATGGATTCATAGCAAGTTCCATCTTTTGAGAAAGCTCTTTGTAATCTATTTCTGCGGCCATACATTCTACTTCTGGATATCTTATTAAATCAACTCCTACCAAAAAACCATTCTTGTTTGGTATAATAAATTCGTTTAATGGTGGAATATCTGTTACTATAGATGGTGTGCCTGAAGCCATTGCTTCTATTACTCCAATTCCTATGGTTTCCCATTTAGTTGGATATACAAGAAAATCGGCTTGAGCATATAACCTGTTAATTTCTTCTTTAGTCTGATTTCCATGAATAAATTTTATATTAGGATGAACTTCTCTGTTGAACTGAAGTGAGACTTGAGATGTTATAATTAATTCAGCTCCAAAATCTTCTTTATCACCAGCAAGATATTCAAATGCTTCTATTACGTCTCTCGTATTTTTTCTGCCTCTAACACCAAGCATTCCCCCAGGATGAAAGAATGTAAACTTTTCGTTTTCTTCAATTAATCTATTATGTTTTTTTAAGTCAACAGAAAAAGGTATATAAGAAAAATTTCTTACCTTTCTCCAACGATAGAATCTAACACTAGAAACTGTTGGAGCAAAAACTCTATCATATCTTTCAGCCTGACCAGCTTTATATTTTTCCAAAACAAGAAAACCATAAACTTTACAACCCATATCTCTAGCTATTTGTACCAAATCATTTGAGTCTTTAGACCATTGGTCATACTCGTTAAATACTACAGCATCAAGCTTGTTTGTTTCAATCCACATTTTGAATACTTCTGGGTCGACAAAATATCCTTTTACGTCTGTGACTGAAACTTCCACTTCTTCAAATTCTTTTTCTTTTTCAAAATCGTTAACAACTTGGTTTAAAACAAAACAGTTGTGTTCTCCTTGAAGCATCTTAACATATCCAAGAGTAACATAAGCCTGACCCCTGCCCCACCCCCAATAACTGAGAAAACCAATGTTTGCCATTTTACTTCTTAGCCCTCTTAACTAATGAAACTAGTTCTTGTAACAACCACTTTACGTCTCTAAACTGAACTTTATCATTCGTAATAAGAAATTCTGCATCGAAAGGAAGTTTATCTCTAATCTCTGATAATCTATTTGCTAATGCTCTAATCTGTTGTGGCTCACCATCAACAACTGCAATGTGTACAATTTTCGTATCTTCCGCCATAATAATCACCTAATAAAACATGAGAGGTTTATTCTCATCTACTTTGTATTGTCCTTTTTTCTTTCGTTCTTCCAAATCTTCAAAGAAACCAATATCTTTTTTAAGTTTCTCAAGAAAGTTCACTAGTTGGTCACGATTAGCACGAATACTTATTCGTCTCCACCCAGTTTCATCATTGAGTTCATAATGCACATACATGTACGCATTTTTCATCTCAACTTTTTTTACAAACGAATATTTGCTCAATTCGCCTGTTATCCATTTATAAATCATCCATCATCACCACATGTTTTTGTGACACAGCCCTTTAAGGGTTGTACGACAGTACTTTAAGGTACTTATATAAGACTTATATATAATTATATATAATAATATACCTCCTTAAGGAGGTATAAGTCTTATAAGGGTTGTGCGACCATACTATCTTGATATTTTTTATCTTCCTTTATTATCTCCGCATCAACATCAATAACGTCCTGAAACATGTCTTTTTTTACATCTCTCATTTGACGTTCAATATCTGTATTTATTTCCTGATAAATTATATTTATATCAACAGAACCTTTTGGTTTGATATCACCACTAAGTTTAGCTAATAATTCTATACCTTGAAAAATTCTACCAATTAGCTGATTGTACGTTGTTAAGTCTTTTTCGTCTTTAGCTTCGTTTTTAACTTCTTGTACTTCATCTAAGATAGATTTTAATTCATTTGTATAATCAATAGTTAATGCTTTAACCTGTTCAGCTACTTGTAAATCTTGCTGTATTATTTTTTGTTGAGCAGTCTTAGTATTCTTTATAAATTTTCTTATTGACTGGGCTGTTATAGGAATTCCTTCTATTGTTAGTTCTCTTGCTAGTGCTTCTGCAGAAAAACCAGGCTTCTTCATTTCATTGTATACTCGGTTATCTAAACCAAGTTCTACAATTTTCATTACATTGCCTTTACCTTTTCTTGTTTCTGCCATATTTCATCACCAAGCCTTTTTCGTTAACTATTTTTTTCCAGTGTTCTTCTGCTGTTTCAAATTCACATTTTTCAAGAAAACCACGTTCAATAGTTGCATCACCAAAGATTTTTAACATTTCTAAATCTATACCGTCCAGAGTTTTTAAAAAAACAGTAGAATTCTTTATTCTTGAAAATGGAATATTATGCAACATTCCAGAAACATAAGAAGCGTAACGCTTACCTTTGTAATTTCTGTATACCAATCTACCATACAAAGAGTGGTTTAACAACGTATTACTTTTTGCATCAATAGTTCGATATGATAAATAAAATCCTTCCATATTATATCACTTATGTATCTTTTAATATTTAAAGCTTTTGTTTGTTCTAGGGGCGAACTTCGCTCCTGGTTTTGTTCATCTTTAAGCTCATATTATAGTAATGCAACTTCTAATATATAAACTTTTCGGTTATTTCATCTTATTTTCCAACAAATTGTTAGATTTTCCAATATTACAATCAAAACAAGACGTAATAAGATTACTTGGTGTTGATAATCCACCCATGCTATATGGTATGATGTGGTCTACATTCAGTTTTATAACATCTTTTACTTTTCTTCCACAATATTGGCATGTAAAATTATATCTTTTCAGAATCTCAAATCGTAGTTTACTAATATTTCTTGTTATTCCTCTACATGATTGACAATATTTGTCAGAATTATTTTTTGTTGTTCCGCAACTATGGCAGTCTTTGTAGCTTCTACGTAATTTGAATTGTTTTGAACAATCTATAGAACACAACAATTGTTCTTCATTTTTAGCATCAAATATTTCACCACAAACAAAACATTTCTTTTTTATGAATTTTCTACTTAACATTTTCCATTAACCTATTCAACAGAGTATCGAATGATTCTCCTTTTTTTCCAATCTCTAATAGTCTTGTATGTGTGTCTCCCTTAATCTTTATTGTTTTTAACATTTTTAGTACCTCCAAGTACTTGTTACTATATAATAGTCACTTCTACTATATAAATGTTTGTTTTTTTACCATTAAAACCGAAAGATTTAAATAGTAGAACTGTCATATATAAATGTATATCAAATGATATAGTAAAATTCTAAAAAACTATATCAAACAAATGTGCGGCATATAAGATGGTTAATGAAATTGATAAGGTAGATATTGACCCTTTTTCTAAAGGTGATGATGAAAGGTTGGTTAGAGAACTAAATGTTGCGGCTCAGGCTTCTAAAGAACAGATGGCAGCTGCAAAGGACATTCTTAAAAAACAAAGCGATGATGCTCTTAAGGCTTCATTTACTAACCCAAGCGCAATAGCTTTAAGTGAGACATCAAAAGAATCTGGCAATTCTATGAATAATAATGTCAGAAAGACAGTCAAACAACTTCTTAATTTGTATCTCACAAATCAGTTTGTTGCTAGAGCAGTTAATGTTAGAGCAGACACACTAATTTATAAAGGGTATAAAGTTTTTGGAGAAGACCAAATTGGTATTAAAGCTTGTGAAGAATTAATTGAGAATAGTGGAGGAAATAACTTCTTCTGGCAGTTATCAGTTAATAGCGTGACAAAAGATACTCCTATACTGATTAAATATCCAGATGATTCTATTGATATAATTGAAATGTCAGAACTTTATAAAGATAAAGAGGATTCGTCAAATATTGGAAGATATTCTACACAAGAAATTAGAGATTTACAAGTTATGACAGATGAAGGTTGGAAAAAAATTAAATATGTTTTCAGACACAAAATAAAAGAAGATATTTATAAAATTAATACAGGAACAGGTCTTGCTAAAGTCACACACGACCACTCATTAATGTCTAATGGAAACGAAGTTCATTCTAAAGATTTAAAGATTGGAACTAATATAGATGTGGTAGATATTATAGATAACAGTCTTAATCACGATATTTGGAAAGAAATATCTGATGATATGGCGTGGTTATGCGGGTTTTTTGTAGCAGATGGAACTGCTGGCACATATAAAACGGGTAAGCAGTGGAAAATTACTAATAAAAACAGAAAATTTTTAGAAAAGTCAGAATTAATTATAAAAGAAAACATTGATAAAAACGCAAAAACATATTGGTATAATGATATTGGACACGTTTCTTTCTCAACTATTAAAAATGAAGAATGGTTTAATTGGTTTTTAAATAAATGTTATACACCAAATAGATTTAAAAGAGTTCCCCAATCAATTTTGAATTCTTCAAAAACAACTATGGAATCGTTTATGGAAGGATATTGGGCCGGAGATGGCGCAAAATATACATCTTGGAGGAATTCATCTTACGCTACAGATTCATTTTCATTGATTGCTGGTATAGAATATATTGTTAAAATGCTTGGTAAAAGCATTTCGTTAACAACTATCAAAAATAGAGAAAACGTTTATTTAATTAGAATTAGAGATTCTTTTGAAGATAAACACATCAATGGAAAATTAGAACAATTAAATTCAATTATGAAATCAGAGTATGATAAAAAAGAATCATTATCAGATGATGAAATTTCTTTAATTACAGAAATTCCACGAAGAACCATTTCATATTATCGTAGTTTAAATAATATACCATCAAAATACGAACGACAGAAAATATATGATTTAGAAAATTCAGAATTTGTATTTTTAAAAGATAATCATTTAGATTATTTAACAAAAAGAAAACAAGACGGCATTATTGAAGAAATTAGAAAAGAATTTTATGATGATTATGTTTATGATATAGCTACAGAAAATCATAGATTTGTAGCTGGTGTTGGTGGACTTTTACATCATAATACAGACATTGCTGGTGATGGTTTTGATGAGAAAATATACAACAAGAAAAAGAATAAGATTCTTAAATTAAAACATGTTCACCCATTAACTCTTGAATTTACTAAAGATGATAAAACCGGAAAGATAATTTTAGGCCCAGATAAAGAGCCAAAAAGTTACACACAGTACTACATTGATTCTGAAGGCAAAGAACAAAAACGTATAGTGCCTAAAGAAAATATTGAACATTTACGATTTAATACTCTTGGAGACGAATTTACAGGAATAAGTACAATTCAACCAGGATACAATACTATTGTAAGACTTATGAATATGGAGTTTTCAGCAGCTGAGGCAGCTATTAAAACAGCAAACCCTCTTATTGTTGGAACTGCAAATACAAAATCTCCGCACCAAATTGCACAGTGGGGACAAGTGCTGGGAAGAATAAGTGGGCAGGAGCAAGTATTTATTCCTGATGGAATGAAACTTGAAATGTTATCTCCAGGCCAACAGAATTTTAGCGATTATGCAGACTATTTTTTGAATGCTGTTGTTGCTACTTTTGGTGTTCCAAAATCAGTTTTACTTGGAGCGTCAGACGGAGGAAGTAACAGGGCAGAAGGAATAGTTTTAACAAGGCATTTTTATTCATTGATAAGAAGCAACCAGCGATATATTGAAGATTTTATGAACAAAATCTTTAAAGAATATGCTTATCTTGCAGGGTTTAAACCTCCAAAGTTGGTATTTGAAGATATCGCAGAAGATGCAGCCGGTACAGCTCAAGCAGCGATGGAATTATTCCAAGCTGGTCTTATCAGTAGAGAAGAAGCAAGAAATATGATTGGTTTGGAAGGACCTGGAATTATTCAGAAACCGTCTGATATTCAGACAGATATGAAGAAGTCAGATATGCAAACTTGGCATCCTGCTACTGAAAATAGCCCAGCTGGTAGTCAAAAAGGAGAAAAGAAAGCAATGAAAACTAGTACTTTCTCCGAAGTAAAGGCTAACTCAAAATGAATGAGTAAGATTAAAAATGGTACGTGCGCATTCGAAGGAAACCAAAAGGAAGTTAAGAGAGGCTGCGCTTAGACAGTTTGCTAATGGTATGCCAGAAAGTACTAAACAAAAATTGAGAAACAATTGTGGTCATTCACAAAACGAAAAAACTAGAAAGAAGATATCAAATTACCGTTCTGGTAAAAAGATGAGTGAATATCAAAAACAAAAACTCAGAGAGGCCACATTAAAACAAATGAAAGAAGGACGTATGCCAACAAAAGAAACATCTATAGAAAGAATAATGAAGAATAATCTTTTGTTTAGAGGTATACTTTACGTAAAACAATATCATTATAAGCTAGGGGTTGCTGATTTTTGGCTACCGGAAACAAACACAATCATTGAATGTGATGGATTATATTGGCATAATAGAGAAAAAGATAAAAAACGAGATATAAAACAAACGATGTGGTTAGAAAAAAATAATTATATCGTGTTTAGATTCTCAGACAAAGACATTTTGTCAGATATAAATAAATGTCTTGATATGATGTGTAAAAATGGATTCATCTAATTACAACAGATTGTTATATAAACTTGACATGCTGATTAGTTCGGAGAAATCCGAGCTTGTCTCACCTACATCACCGCCGTCCGGAGTGGGCAGGCCGCCTGCTTCGGGCCTATTTATCACACAAGATATGGATGTTGAGTCCCTATCTCAGGATGAACTTGTCCTAGCACACGTGTTACTTCACAAGTTCAATTTAACCGGAAATAAATGGTTAAAGAAACCAGTAATAAAAGAATTACATGATAGAATCGCTGTCTTGATACCGCACGAAAATTATGACAGACTTGATGAAAAATGAATGAAGAAAACAGAACAGAAGAAGTTTTGCGTAGAGTTGATAATTATTTATCTCTTATGAGATTTAAGTACTCTGATGAGGAAAAACTTATGAGAATTAATGTAATTAACGACTATTACAAAACACAAAGAGAAACACCTTCAGAGGAAGTGTTCTCTAGCACAATTGAATATGCGGAACAATTGTCTGACAAATTTATATTACCGCTTAAGGTTCGTGGTGTGTTCTTATATGAAGGACGACCAAAGAAAAAGTTTTATACCGCAGATGAATTAGCAAAAGCATCTGTTAATCCTATTAACTCTAAATTTCCTTTAATGCTTGACCATAGAGATAATGAAGCATCAACAGTTATTGGTATGGTTGATAAGATTAAGTATGATGATAAGATTAAAGGTATTAGATGGTGGGGGCATATTAATGATGAGACTTTCGCAAGAAATATTTTAGATGGAGCTATTAAAGAGGTTAGCGTAACTGTATTCTCTGAGGGAGTTCCAGATGATAAATATGGTATTGTCGGTATAGACCTTGCATTTAAAGAGTTATCTCTTGTAATGGATGGAGCAGTAAGTGGAAATTTTATAGAGGTTGATGCATAATGCCTTACGATTCAGTCGATTCTTTACCTGAACATGTAAAGAAATACTCTCAAACCAAACAACGCCAGTGGATGCATGTTTTTAATAGTGTGTATGCAAAGGTATTACGAGAATCAAAAGACGCCAAGCAGGCAGAGGGAAGAGCTTTTCAAGCAGCTAATAGTGTCCTTAAAAAGAATTTGGACAAGGAAATGAATGTTGGGGAAGTTACTCATAGAGACCGTATTAATTTTATGGTTGATAGTTGGCTTGGTAATATGAGAGGGTAAAAACGATTATGAAAGAAAAAATAAACTCTTCGGAGGAGCAAAAGATGGAGATTGAAAAAGAACAGTTGTTTAGGGACGTTAATCCTAAGATGCAACTTGAAAAGGTTTCTGAGGAAAAGATTGAGGAACCTAAAGAACCTGTTGTTGAGAAGGAAACGGTCTCTGAGACACCTAAGAAGAAATCAGTTCTTGAGAAAGTTAAAGAAAAACTTTCAGAGGACGAAGAACCTGTTGATGAAGCTGAGAAGCTTAAGAAAGAGGCAAAAGAAACAAAAGAAGAATTAGCTGTAATTAAAGAAGTTCGAGAGGAACTTGTTGCGCTTTATGCAAAAAACAAAGACCTTTCAGCACTTAAAGAACAGCTTTCGAAAGAACTTAAAGAACTTAAGTCTGAAAGGGCTGAGTTTGAAGAGAAACTTTCACGCTATGTTGAAGCTGAAAAAGCTATCGCAGAAAAGCAAAAGCTTGAGCGATTAGAGCAACTTTCAGCTAAGTTCAAGAAGCTTGGACAACTTAAATCTGTTGAACAGCTTTCTGAGAAAGACGACGAAACACTTGATGAGTTTGAAAAAATTGTTGACGCAGCAATTGATAAAGCAGATGAAGCAAGTCCTGCAGAGGAAGTTACTAGTCCTTCACAAGGAGCTGAAATAGCAGAAAGTAATGTGGAACCTGTAAAGGTAGAAGTAAAGAAAGAAGAAGTCAAGGCTGATAATAAGGAACAGTTCTTCGCTGGATTACTGCAAAAAATGGCAGGAGAGCAAGAGCGAGACCATAGAAACAGCAAGATACAATATATGTAAATAGAGGTTTTAGAAAAATGAAAACACCAGAACAACTCGATAGTGGAGTTACAATGATTGGTAGTTCAAGTTGGGGTTCCCAAACTGGCGGAATCGGCAGTATTATGGGCTCAACTTGGAGCGACAGAATTGTGTTTGACGCACAACCTGACCGTGTTCTATCAAAATATTTCCTTGAGTTTAACGACTTAATGGGAAATAATGACGTCACGATTGTCATCCCTAAGATTGGAGATATCAACCTTATGGGCGGACGAACAGCAGACAAAGAAGGCGTTGCACGTGTTATGACTAAGTTCGACACTGCTGACAACATCACAGTTAGCCTTACATCGGCAGATGTTAAGCTTGGTGGATGTAGCATCTCATTTGAGACTGCTTCAGCAACTCGTGTTAGTGTAATCGAAATGGCTCACAAGCAGCTCGTTCGACAGTATTTGAACACCCTTGAGACTGATGCAAACTCAGTTCTTGAAGGAGCAACTGTTAACGCTACGACTGGAGCAGGAACCATTTATGGTGGTAGTACTGTTGCAGACAACACAGCCGTTGCAACCGGAGACGGAAACTTGGCAGCTGGAGACGTCATTGACGTTGACAAAGTTGTTGATATGAAAATCCGACTTCAGAGCATGGATTTCGGAAAGCGACCTGGAGAGGCAGTGCTTTTCTTGCACCCTACTCAGTTTAAGCAGCTTTTGAAATCAAGCCAGTTTACCAATGCATCAGAATTTGGTTCACCTAGTGTGGTCCGAAAAGGAGTCATTGAAGAGTACATTGGTTGCATGATTGAAGTGTCAACTCTTGTTACAGGTGACGCAGCTGTTAACTTCGGAGCGGCAGGACACTTTGCATACATGATTGACCCAAGCGCTGCAGCAGGTATTGTGTGGAAAGAAAAAGCAAAGGTAAAAGTCGTTACTGAAGACGATGAGAGAATCCACAAAGTTCTCTTGGACGCTTGGTATAAGATGACTGTTATTAATGCAAAAGCAATCTGCCTTGGTTTGTTTACTGACGCATAAGCTTAGTTTTTTACTAATTTAATGGGGGAGCAATCCCCTGTTACTTTTAGTAACGTTAAATGAGGTAAAAGAAAATGGGACGATACAGTCTACGAAACGGAAAAATAAGTCTTCCTCAAGTGGAAGCAAAACATGTTGTTATCAAGGATGAAGACAACCAAGGAACAAAAGCAGCTCCTTATTTGAAACTCTATCCTGTAGCAAAAGGTGGAAGTCCAATCTACATCTTTGTTGGCACTGCTAACAGAGTGTGTGCAAGCGACTCAGCTCCAGTAGGAACTAGTGGTGCATTTGCAAACGTTGGCGCACCTTTGGGTACAGCAACTTAAATATAATTTGGGGCTTCGCCCCTTTATTTTTTTATAATAGGTGAAAAAATCAAATGAGCAATAACTTAATCGAAGAAGTACGATATTACTTAGATATTGCTAGTTATAATATAATCAAATCACATGTAGGTGTAGTAAATGGCGGAAAATCAAAAAGAAAGAAAAGTAGATGAGACTGAACTTCAGAAACCAACAGAAGACCTAATAGAAGAAATTAGTCAAGAATTGTTTGGAAAACCAAGTAAAGATGTTAAATATTTATTGGTTACAAATTATATTCATAGACAACTGTTGGAAGAAGAACTAACAAGAACTGGTTTATACCAATGGATTAACGTTTTTAAAGGAGACGTTAAACGTCCTCGTGACATAAAAGATTATAATGACTACGATATCGTGCAAGTAAATTTATCTTCACAAGATATGCATCTTATAGGTGATATAAGAGCAAAAATCGGAGAAGATAGTAAGACATTATTAGTAGTAAACAATGATTATACGACAGAGATTTGGGAGAATGCATTTCAGTTCCCAACAACTATGTCCAGAGAAATAGCATATGCAGATATGTTATTTGGCACAGAATATTATCAGACAACAGCCCTTTCAGAAATGGTAGGACGTAAATGTTTTGTAATACCTCATCCAGCAGATATTAGAAGATTAAAATCTTTAGCTCCTAAACAGAGAAAAGATATAATAACAGCTATTTGGCGTAGATATGATAACAGAACCTTTGTCCCATCTTTGGCTATAAGAGGTCATGGTTTGACGACTAGATTGATTGGTTATGATAAGAATCAAGACCAACGATTCCACGCGACAACTCCTCTGTATGATTATGTTATGGCTGGAACAAACTATTTTCAGTTTTGTGACCAGATGAGAGAAAGTAAGATTGTTTATGACCCTTTCACATATCATAGTTATAGCAGAGCTACAGTTGATGCAGCGGCTTTGGGGGTAGCATATATTGGTTCTAGTAGAACACAATCATCTCCTTTATTGTATCCGTTTACAACTATAGACCCATACGATATAAAGAAAGCAAGAGAGTTGGTTGTGAAACTTAACACTGATGAGGAGTTTTATAACAAAGTTGTAAGTACTGCTAGAGAACGTTCAGAGTTTTACAACCACGAGAATTCAAAACTTAGATATATGATGGCATTATCAGAATCAAAGAAAGACGGTAGAAAACAAGAGTTTGGTCACATAGATAAATTATCTACTGAAATGGGTACAGGAGAGGATGTTTTTAATATTAGTGCAAGAGAGGTCGAGAGACGTGGCTAAAACAAAAGAAACCGTTAGAACGGAATTAAAATATAATAAATGTTCATTTAAGAACATATTTTACAAGATAAAAAAACTTTTTAGTAGAGGTAAATAATATGGGAGCTTTAGTTGGTACAGGATATAATGGTAATTGGTATTACATTGTTGGTAGCGTAGATGCTGTTAACGCAGAACTTAATAGGGTTAATGCAAAACCACAGAATGTAGTTTCTGGGCAATTTGATTTTACAGTAAAGTCAATTATAATTTTTGTTGGTAGACCTTAAAAATGACACAGCCACTATCAGTAGGATTTGAAGATTTTAAGAGATTAGCTTCAAATAGCAGAATATATTATTTTGAAGGCGATTCTTTTATTGATTTACAATTCTTGTTTGATGGTGTAATTATTAAGACTACTGTTATGAAAGACAGTATAACAAATCCTCAAGCATTTTTTTCTGATAAAATGTTTACTGGAGCTATGAAGCTTAATTTTAGGATTCCAGATGCTAAAGGAGACATTGTTTCTACTGTTGAAGAGAAAAAAACAGAAGGAAACTTAATAGACATTTCATTAATACAGGATGAAGAAACAAATCCTCAAGATATTCAGAGAGAAGGTGTCAGAGAAGACGACACAATTTAAAAATGGCAGTTCAGATAGGAGACAGAAAAAATATGTCTCAGCAGATGAAAGTCAATGCTGATGGCAGTATAGACACAAACATAGTTAGTAGTGGTATGATTAATTTTGAATATGACTATGTTACTATTACCTATCCAAACACAACTACTGAGGTTTATATTTTTAAAACGGGAGGTAGTGGCGGGACTACTACTGGTACAATTACTCTTGTCTATACAGATTCTGGTAAAAGTAGCCTTAGTACCGTTACAAAATCATAATGGGTTTTACTTACAATCCTTTTACTGGTAATTTAGATTACAAAATTTCTCTTACTAGTCCATTGCAGTTTGTTGGTTCTATTGATTCTAATGATGATTTTCCAACTAGTTCTGAAGTTCAGAATGGTTGGTTCTATAAAATTGCAGCAGATGTGACTGACAACGATGTTTCTAAAACAAATACTGGGCAATCATTTCAGGAAGGAGACGAAATTATTTGGACTGGAACTGATTGGACTGTTGCTGGCAATGAACTTATCTATGTTCCTTATTCTGGCGCGACTGGTGATGTTGATGTTGGAAGTCACGACGTGGCGGCTCAGACTTTCACTCTCCCAAGTGGTGTTGAGATAAGTGAATCGGCAACAGGCAGAATAAGATTTCGTAATCCTAATCCTGTTTATCCTTCAATAACTGAGAGTAACTTGTATTTAGGTTTGAATAGTTCTGTTTATCAATGGGGTGCGAGTATTGATGTTACTGACAACACCGGTAGTGGTGGGAAAATTCTTTATTTTATGTGCACTCCTTTGGTTGCTGATAACAAGTTCTTGATGTTGGGCGGTCAAAGCAGTGCGGGCATTCGTTTTGTTAACGGTGGGAGCACCGATGATGGTGTGATGGAGTTTTATACTCACACGGCAGGGGCTGCCGAGTGTACGGGGATTGTGAGGGTAAGAGGAGAAAGTGCTCCTACTCAAACAACTAATGCTGGCATTGTTGACCCTCAACTTCATGTTTGCGCTAATGATACTACTCTAACCCATCATATTGGTATGCAGCACAACAAAACTGATGGGGAAATATACACTGGAGCAGGAGATTTAAAACTCAGCCCAGCAAGCGGGACAGTAGCGCTCGGAAGTAATAATTTAAACACTACTGGCGACGTAACGGCAGGAACTGTGACTGTTGATGATGATTCGGTCATCGTGGGTCAATTGCACCAGTACGATATAGGTCTTGCAAACCCTAATGGTTTGTACAATAATGATTCTAAGTACGTTTTTGGTTTCACGAGCTCGGCTATTGTTGTGACGAGAGTTGTTGCTAAGACTGATAGCTCTTCTTATGAGTTATCGGGTAATGTTAAGTGGGCGAGTGACATGACGAGCTTCACAGGAGCAACCACTATTAATAGTTTCAGCACGAGCAGCGGTGTTTTAGACGACAGCACAATAACGGCCGGCAGTGTTGCGGCAGATAAGGTTTTGTACTTAGAGTTCACGGCTGAGCCTAACGTGGCAATAACTAAGGCTCTTATACATATTGAATGGAGGTACGCATAATGGCTTCAACGATAGTTTACGGTCATAGTAGTGATTGCAGTATCACACAGACTCAGACGGTTTTTACTGGTGACCCCCCAGAACGTCAGGGCTGATGATTAAAAATGGCTACTTATCTTGCTAAAGGAGCAACAAACACATATTTTACTGTTGGTAGTTACTACACACCAGGTGACCCTCTTGATACTTATCATAGTACGAGGGCTTATATGAGGTTTGACCTCAGCGGGACAGGGTTATCTTTGGGGGACATTACGAGTGTCAAGCTGTACGTTTATCCTCATTATCAGCAAGCCGGTGGAGTTGACATTAGTACTCTTAAAAGTGCCATTAGCACTGATTCTAATTGGGGTACTACTGTTGACGCAACTGAGGCTGATTGGCTTAGTACTGCAGCTCATATTGAGGATACGGGTGTTGATTTGAGCACTAACGGGGCTTATGTTTCTTACACTATTGATAAGAACAATATTGATTTGTCGGGTACTCTTTGGTTGAAGATTCTTGATGAGCGAGAAGGAACGACTTATACTACTTCTCCTCGTTACACAGGAATTTATAGTCAAGATAGTGCTTCTAATAAGCCTTATGTTGAGATTATCACGAGTGACGGAACAGTTTATACTTTTGCAGGAGTGTGCACAAATTGAAAATAAGCAGAGCTTACGAGTATGGGGCGGTTATGCTGCTTATTTAAGTATTACCCATGCTGCACCAGCAGCTGCATATTATAATGTTAGTATATGTACAACATAGAAAAACCAAAAGATTTAAATATAAGAACAATCATATATAAATATATGGTAAGCTATGAAAGATATACGATTTGTGCATCGTGCAAACGCACAGCTGCCATAGACTATGGGTCTTATGGTATTTGTTACTATTGTGGTGGAAGATTTAAAAACAATAAAACACAAGATGTAGAGAAAGAAATTGAGGATACTTAAATATGCCAGCACCAATAACAACAAAAACTGATTTAGTAGATGCCATAGTAGCAAATGACTATAATTCAGTGAAAGAATATATAGAGGACGGTACTTACAGGATTAATACTCTTGCATTAGAAATAGGAGATACTTCTGTTATTACTGATTCTAGAGTACTTCAAAATGTTACTAATACTAACTGGGATGCGGCTTATTCACATTCAGTAATAACAACTGGAAATCCTCACCAATTAGATGCTGACGATATTGATGATACAAGTACTACTAATAAATTTGTGACTTCTGGAGATATAATAAAACTTTCTAATCTTTCTGGGACAAATACTGGTGACCAAGACTTAAGTGGTAAACAAGATAACATTACGTTGACAACTACTGGTACTAGTGGAGCAGCCACTCTTGTTGGAGCAACACTTAACATCCCTCAATACACAGCAGGTGGTGGTGGAGACGTTGTTAAGGTAGGTACGCCTGCTGATAACCAGATAGCTGTTTGGACTGGTGATGGAACCATAGAAGGAACATCAAGTCTAACTTATAATAGTTCTAATAAATATCTTACTTACACTGCGAACGCTGATGATAATAGTTTGTTAATTAACCCTTCCGACACTGGAGGAACAGTTAACAGTCCTTATTGGTCTATGAGAAGTTATTATAATAACACCCCTGCTGACATGAATTTTAGAGTTGTTAGAAATGATTCAGCAACTTATTATTTTGAAATATCTGATAGTGCCGGAGACCCCGTGTTTACTATTGATGAGTCCGGTAATCTTGAGATAACAGGTGATTTAAATGTCACTACTGGTGGTGATGCTTTAGTGCTTAACCAAACAGGTGGTGTTAATAATAATTTTTTCTCTTTCCAAAGTAGCGGTGTAGAAATAGCTTATATGGATGGTGGAAGAATAGGCATTATGAAAGGAACAGAAGCAGCTCCTGGTTATACATTTTTTAGTTCGCCTTCAGGTTATTGGACAACAACTGGTTTTTGGAGTCCTTCAAGTGGAATTGTAGCTGTTAGTTCTTTAGGCAATGAAGTTTCAAGATTTACAAGCACAGGTTTTGACGTTACTGGCAACATAACTGTTTCTGGAACTGTTGACGGTATTGATATTGCAACTGATGTTGCCGCTAACACTCTTAAAGTGGGGGTCACTGACCAGATAAGCAATGTTGTTGAGGACACTACTCCTCAGCTTGGCGGAAACTTATCTTGGAACGCTAAAGGGATGATTCTTGAGAGTATCAGTCCTAGTGGTCTTTCAGCAGGGAATATTGCTCGTTTTAATGGTACGAACTGGGTTCAAGCAGATGCTAGTGCTGAGAGCACTGCTAATGGGATGCTTGGAATTTATGTTTCAACAAACACAATCCTGACACACGGTGTTTATACAACTTCTGGTTTGACTGCTGGGGCAACTTATTATCTTAGTGAGACTGCTGGAGCGATAACAACTACCGCCCCTAGTACGAGCACTTCAATAGTGAGGATTGTTGGTTATGCTTTAAGCACCACTCAGTTGTTCGTAGACCCTGATAAATCATACGTAGAGGTGGCATAAGATTGGTAGAAACTACTGGTTTAACAGCTTATTATAAGGCTGATTCTGATGGTAGTTTTAACTCTAGTGTTGGCAGTCTTCACGGAACAATAAGTGGGGCTTCCTATAACGCTAGCGGAAAGATTGGTGGAGCTTATGAGTTCGGTTCAGGAGACTATATCGCTCTTGGGGCTTCTAACTCTCACTTTACCAGCAACACTAATTGGTCTGTTAGTATGTGGATTAAAACAACGACTTATCCTCTTGTGGATAGTGATTTAGTTTTCTGTTTTCATACAGCAAGCACTGCTTCTTATGCTTTTTATGTTGTGACGTACAACAGCCCTACTGGAAGAATTAATGGTTATGTGAAGAATGGTTCTGGGAGTGCCCAATTAATATTTGATGTTAACGGGTATGACACCACAAGCTTCTATCATCTAGTAATTACTTATGATGGGGCAACAGTGAAGACTTATATCAACAATACTGAGGTTGGTAGTCAGGCAACTACTTTTAATGGTTTTGGCAGTTTCCAAGCTTATCTTGGCAGTTATTCTAATTCTTTTACGGCAACAAGGTCTTATGATGGTTTGATTGATGAGGTTTCTACTTGGTCAAGAACATTGTCAACATATGATATTGCTGACTTGTACAACAGTGGTGTTGGTTTATCTTACCCTTTCAGTGGGGGAGAACCAACTAGTTGGAATGGTAAGTTTAATGGCATCGCTCCTTCAAAGATTAATGGTATAGCAATAACTAGTATTAGTAAGGTGAATGGAATATGACCATATCTGCATATTATGGTGTTGGTGTATATGGTAACTCTATTTATGGATTTATAAATCCAGAAACACAGTTTAATACTTATACTGGTCCTTTAATAGTTATGTCTAGTGTTTCTTCTCCAGAAATACCAATAATAAAGTCTGCTTCTGGTTTTGGTGATACTTTAATGAGTGTTACTACTGTTCCAGAAAGAACACAAATAATTAGCGTTTCAGACATAGAAACTGAGAATATTACCATTATAAGTGATGAAGTTGAAACGCCTGTAATTATAGGAAGATTAAAAAACCAAAAGATTTAAATACTAGAAGAACAATATATAAATATAGGTATAAAAATGGCACAAACTATTCATTGGCAATCACCGAGCACAACAGATATTATAGAGCATGAAGTTAGTCGTGCAGTTACTCTTTATGGTAATTATACTGTTTTAATTACAGCGTCATCATATGTTGGAAGTAGTGGGGCAGTAACTTCTTATACTGACCCAGATGGTTCAAAAACACATTGGTATAGATTAAGATTCTATGATAATGCTGGCGGAGCATGGTCTGATTATTCTACACCAATTTCTGCAGAAGAAAATGTTAGGCTTTGCACTGTAGCAGAGATTAAAAGAGTTATTGATACTGTTGGTAGATGGACAGATGACGAGATTTTCGACCAGATTTCAGATACTGATGAATTCATTTATTATGAATATGGACAACCTTTAGCTGCAACTTGGTCATATATTAATAAGATTGATGATACTATTCAGGACACTTATTATCTTGGTGAAGAGAATATTTATAGAGTGGATAGAGTTTTCTATGGCACTACAACAAAAACTGAACTTTTCTTAGAGGATGGGTATAAAGTTAATGCTAAATATGGTATGGTTCGTATTCTTCCGGTTGGTTCTAGTGGTATAACACTTGATACAAACGATGAATTGGAAGCTCAGTATGTCCCAGGTTTATTTAATAAGCTTTCTATTTATAGAACTTGTAAAGCTCTTCTTGAGAAGCTTGATTTTACGAGTGGTGGAGAAACTAGCAAAGAACTTCAGACTATTACAGATAGACTTAATATGGTAGAGAAAATACTTTCTGATAGGGTTTCTGTCCAATTAAGTTCAGATGTTAAATATTATGATAAAGTTTATGGTGTAAATCGTAAACATATAAGACAAGACCACGACAGAAATGCCTATATTGGTAGTTATGGTTGGAGTTAGGTGAATAAAGGTGATTAAAAATATGGCTATAGAAAAGAAAAAAGCCCCTAAGAAGGGCACTGCAGACCAACAAAGACTTGGTGTAACTAAAGATGAAATCAAACGTGCAGTTGCAGTTGATTATACAATAGATACAAACAAGAGAGGGCCTGATGGTTCTACGGGCAAAGAGCCCAAAATGACCAGCTAATTCTTAACAAAACCGAAAGGTTTATATACTAGAAGTGCCATATATAAAAGTAAGTGGGTTTCCAAGGGGAAATTCTCTAAGAACCTTTTTAGGTCGCCAAGGGGCACAACTATGAATAAATGTAACTTTTGTGGTAAACATACCACTAATAAGTCTTTTTGCTCACGTTCTTGCATTTATAAATGGCAATCTGAAAATTGGTCTGGCACAGATATTTGTGTAAATTCTAACCATGCTAAAATTAATTCTTTTGTTTGTCCTACATGTGAAGAAATGTTTGAAAGAAAAACATTTAACAGCACAGAAACAAAAAAATGTTTTTGTTCTCCTAAATGTAGAAAACCTTTTTTAGGAAAAAAGCATAGTGAGAAGTCAATAGAGAAGATAAGAGAAGCTTCAATTAAACAAAAAAAGAGAGGTTTAATAACTGAAGACACGAAACCAGAACGAATGGTAGAAAATTATCTTTTATTCAATAACATTTTGTATGTAAAACAATTTAAATATAAATATGGCATAGCAGATTTTTGGCTTCCAGAAGATAATATAATAATAGAAGTACTTGGCAATTATTGGCATAGTTTGCCAGAGAAAATTGAAAAAGATAAAAAGAAGATTTCATACCTTAAAAACAAAGGATTTGATGTAATAGTTATGTGGGAGAGCGATATAAAAAATAAAGGATGTGGTGCGCTTTTATGGAACTAATCGATGCTATCAACGCAGTTCGTGACACATTAAGGGATAACTTAATAGACCCATATGTAACTGCTGGTGGAAATTCTAGAAACGGACTCTGGGTATTTACTGATGAGCCTGATGCTGGTGCTAAATATCCACGAATTCAAATAAAGAAATTTGATAATATTATTGAACCAATTACTATTGGGTCAAACTTTACAGAAGAAGAAGTTTTACTCTTAAATGTTTGGTTTTTTTCTAAAAATAATTTTAAACTTACAGTAGGTGGAACTGTATATAAAAATGACCAATTGGTAGATTATTATCTTGGTAGAATAAAGAATACTCTTAAGTCAAAGATGCCTGATAAAGTTTCTGATGGTATAAAAGGATATAAGGCTGTTTCTACAAGCCCTGTTGAATATGACCCTGAAACTCAGCTTCATTATGCGAATGTTACAATATCAGTTAAATATTATAATGTGGGTTGTTAATGGTAAGTGTCACAGTAAGTATAGATTTCAATAGAATCGCTTTAAGTAATGCTCTTGCTAGTATAGATAGACCAGCTATGAATACTGTTAGTCGTGTTTGTGAAGTAGCAAAAGATGAAGCGATTAAAAATTACAGAAGTAAAAGAAAAAGTAAACATCCAACAAGTATGATTATTAATAGTTTTGTTGTTAAATCTCCAGTTAAACATGCAACTGGATATATTGGGTATGTATATGCAGAAACTCCATATCTAATATGGGTAGACCAAGGGCATACATTGAGAAACAAAAAACATTGGCCTGGATATCACTTTATGGCTGCTGGTGCACTACTTGCCGCGCAACAAGTGCCAATTATAGCAGATGAAGAATTTTCAATGGCATTTAAGTAAAGGTGAAAATATTATGAAGAAAATTATTTATAATGGAGACATCTCTCCGTGCAGAATTAAAGTAGGGAATGCAATTTTTAATGACTGGAAAAAGGGAGATGTTAAAGAATTAGATGACTTTACAGCAGGTAGAATTTTAAGAAATATAGATTTTTCTGAAGTAAAATCACAAGAAGAGAAAAAAGTAAAAAAAGTGGTTAATGAAGAACCTACAGAAGAATCACTTGACGATGAAAAAACAGATAGAGAGGATATAAAATGGTAAATACAGGATATAAACAAAGTTTGTATTTCGCAAATGAAACAAACTATGGTTCTGCTATGCCCGCAAATCAATCAATTGGACTTGTTCAGACGGTTAACCCAACTGAGACAAACAACCTTATTAAGATTAGAACTATGGGCGGAAGCAGAGATTTTAGTAACATTGTTCCTGGTAAGTTTGAAGTTTCTGGAAGCTTCGATTATTACTTACAGGGCGGTTCAATGATTAGACAGGCAATTGGAGAAGATAGTGGTACTACTGCAGGAGTAGATATAGGCCCAAGATATCATGATGCAAGTAAAGCAACGTATCTACACGTTATGGGCAGTGCAGCTGCACCTCAAACAAATAGTTTTCCAAGTTTTACATTAGAATTTACAGATGATGAAGACGGTGGAAACCCAGGAACTTACAACCTAAAGAGAATTTATGATGGTTGTAGAGTAAACAGTATGACTATTAGTGGTTCTGTTGATGAACCAGTTATGACTTCTGTCGATTGGATTGGAAAGAGTGTAACTATTAGTACAGCAGCAGCAGAAAGCGTTAGTGAGTTAACTGTTGACCCATACGTCTTTTATCAAGGAGTAGTTTATGCTACAACTGGAGCTATTACTGCGTATACAGCAATTGATTCTGGTTCTAGACTTTGTAAAGTTAACAGCTTTGATTTTAGCGTTAATAACAACCTAGAAGCAAATTGGTATGTGTCTGGTACTTGTAGTGCTACAGACAATATTCGCTCACTTAAGAGTCTTATTCCTAAAGGGCGTGAATATGAGTCTAACTTAACAGTTCATTTTGAAGACAAGAGCCAATATGAGATGTTCCTAGGCGCTACTGGTGCTACAGAACCTCAGAACACTTTTACTTCATACCAAGTTGTTCTCGATTTCGTAAGAAGTGGGGTTATATCTGGAAGTAAAACTGCTACAGATGACTGGATGAGAGTTGTACTTAACAACACAAAATTTGACACTATGAATATTTCTGGTTCTCCAGAAGACATCGTTAGCCAATCTATTGGCGTATTCGTAGAATCTGCAAAGATTTATGTTGTTGATTCAGACGCATCATATAAGTAAATTATTTTTTTAATTTTTTTTAATTATGGGGAAATGAAAAATGAAAAAACCAAATCAACTAAAAGCATTTGCAGGAAATAGTTCTGTTGGAGTTTCAACAGCTATTATTGGTAAAAACACTGGAACAAAAGCCAAAGTTACACCTTCAATAGCAGGAATATCTAAAGTAGTTAAAGGAAACGGTACCGCAAGAAAAATTTCTACTGAAAGTGTTACTCAAACACCTTCTGGCGGAGGAAAGACACCCCCAGCAATGCAAAGTTAAAATAAAAACAAGGTGATGAAAGAATGGTATTGAAAAAAGGAGATACATTATATGAGAGAGATTCTGAAGGAAATCTTATTCCACAAGAATGGGAATTAGAGATTGATTTAGATGACGATAATCAACTTATGTTGAAGGGAGAAACTATTGTAGCTATTCCAATACCAAGGGGAGACATTAAGAAAATATTTTCTCAACTTGGAAATAAAGACGAGAAAGATATAGATGGAGATATTGTGAAACAATATTGTGTAGAACCAAAATATCTTCCAGAAGAGTTGCCACATATAAAACCACATATGTTGTCAGCAATTGTGAATACTATACTTGTTAATAGTGGTCTTGATACCTCTGGTGGTAAAAAGTCTGGTATGAACAAAGCAGAGGATGAATTCGCAAAAAACTAGTTAAAGCAAAGAAAGAACGTTATGAAGCAGACTTACTTCTTTTTTTGCATGAAATGGGATACAATTTGTTCAACATTGGAGCATTAACATATGGGGAAATAAACCATTTGATTCGTGCTTGGAACAGAAAGCAAGAGAACTTGGCTAGAAACGCCAAAAATAGTAAAGGACGTAAATAATGTCAGACCACAGAATAAATATAGTTACAAACTTTGAAACAAAGAATGAAAAGGCTGCCACAAAAGCTTTAGACGACTATATTAATAAGACACAGAAAGCAGCTCAAGCTAATGATAAAGGAGTAATTTCCTCTACTAAAGCTGAGAAGGCTGTTCAGAAACTTTCTAAAGAAGAAGATAAGTCTGCTAAAATAATTAATAAGTATTCTATTCTTCGTGATAAGAACAATAAAGTTACTGGAGTAGCTGTATCGCAGACAAATAAACTTACTGGGGTTACACAGCGCTTACAATCTACAACTTCTAAACAAGCACAAGGTATGCTTGTAGCTGCAGGATATACAGAGAAACATTCTAAACAACTTACATCTAATATTCGCGCACAGGAAAAGATGTCTCATTGGCAAAAACTTACTACTGGCCAATGGGAAACAGCTTATCCTGCACTTAATAAGATGAATAGGGCTCTTAATAACCTTCGTTGGTCTATGGTAAACATAGCTTTCGCAGCTACAGCAATTGGTGCTGCTATGTATATTATTTATAAGCCAATCCAAATGCTTATAGGTGAATATGAGAAGATGGAAGAAGCTATGGTTGGCGTTACTAAGACTGCAGGTCTTAGTCAGGCTGAGGCAGAAAGTCTTTCATCTCAATTTTATAGTATGGCTAGAACTATTCCTGTAGCCGCAGATGAACTTGCTAAGATTGCTAAAGTAGCTGGGCAGATGGGAATTAGAGGGACAGAAGATATTGCTAGATTTACTCAAGCAATCTCTATTATAAGTTTCGTTACTGATATGACAGCTGAAGATGTTGCAACTAATTTTGCTAAGATTACTAATGCATTTAATCTTCCAATTGAAAGTACGTTTTTACTAGCTAGTTCATTGAACAAATTAGAGAACACTACAGCAGCAACAGTTGGTAACCTTATTGGTGGTCTTACTAGAGTTGGAGCACAAGCAGAAGTGTTAGGAATTTCTTTTGAGACAAGTGCTGCTGGTATAGCAACTATGGTTGACGCTGGTATGAGTGCAGAACGTGCTGGTACTAGGTTGCGCAATTTATTTTTAAGAATGTCTTCCAATGTTGAAGAATTTGCAGATATTGCAGGAATGTCAGTTGAGTCTTTTAGGAATGAATTGGAGAATAATGCTGATGTTGCGTTCCAGAGAGTAATTGATGGTCTTAATAGAATGAGTAGTTCTGTAGAAAAATCATCAGCAGCATTTGATGCAGCTGGTAGAATTGGTGGTAACGCTCTTATTACTTTAGCAAACGGAGCAGATGATTATTATATTAATCTTAAGAATGTAAATGAAGAGATGCGCTCTGGTAATTCTTTAATGGCTGAGGCATATATAGCTTTTAGAACAAATAAGAATATTGCTGAAGAAAATAAATCTATAATAAAAGATTTGGCTAGTGAGAGTGCTGGTTTTTGGGGTAAAGCTAAGAAAGGATGGACTGATTCGTGGAATCTTATTTTAAATAATAATGATGAAATGAAAGCTTATACAAATTCTATGAAACATTTAGATGAAGCTTTAGCGTCAGGAACAATCTATGGCAACCAATATAATGAGATATTAGAGTACCAATCAAAATTATTAAAGGATACAAATAATGATATAGGTTTAACCGCTATTTATATTCAACAGTTAATAGATGCTCTTTCTGCGATGAATGAAGTAGAAAGAAACGAGCTATTAAATCAAACTAAAGCACAAGATAAATATAAGAATAATCAAGAAGCTTTACAGGATTTAAAAAGCGCATATGAAGAATATGATTCTGCTTTGGCATCTGGAAATCTAGAACGTCTTATAGCTGCTACGTCGGAACTTTCAGATGTTCAAGAATCTATATCAGACCAATTTGGTTCTGTCACGTTACAGGCTATGGAGAAATATCTCGATAGGTTGAATGATGTTACTGAACGAACTAATAATTATAAAGACACGCTTACATTACTTAGTCTTGCTATGGATGAGACTAATTTTGCAATAGAAGGTGTAGCAAAAGTATTAGATAAATATAAGAAAGATTTAGCTTCTACTACTGATGAGATTAAAAGACTTACATCTATGAATTTTAAGATGGAAACTGCATTTTCAAGAGTTATTCAACAACAAGAATTAGTTATTAAGAAACAAGAACTTGAAGCTCTTGGGGTATCAGATGCTCAGGCATTTATTGCAGCAGCTGTAGGTAACACTGGAGACGCTTATAGTGGGGTTGTTACAGCTATAGATAATGTGACTAATGCAGCAACTACATCTCAGACTGCTTTTGAAGCTTGGCAGACAACTGTAAGGGAGCATATTCGTGCTTTAATAGTTGAAGGAAATGAACTTGCTAAGAACACAACTAGTGCTGTTCAAGCGCATCAAACATTATTACTTAGTAGTTCAGCTATGGACACTGGTGGTGGTCAAACTGAGGCTGAAACTAATCTTCGTAGATTACAACTTGCTCAAGACGTATATTTTGGAAATATGCATAATCAGGTGCAGAATGCTATTCAGATTGATGAGGATAGAAAGAATGGTACAGCTAGTTCTGCTGAGTCAATTATAAGTTCTCTTGGTGGTGAGTGGAATCAGAGAGATAGATTGGAGCGTAAAATTAAAACTCAACAGCAAGAATATGACGATTTAAAAGAAATTTTAGACCAACAGAGAGACGCTCATGAGCAAATTTCTTATGCTATGAGATTTGAAGAGGCTGAAGTTAATAAACTAATACCCCAGATAGATACTCTTAGTACTAAGTATGCAAATCTTGCTAGCAATGCTCTCTCTTATTCTAATGCTATAGGAAGAAGTTCTAGCGGTGCATCTGGTAGTTCTTTTGATAGGTCTCAATATAACGCATCAACAACAACTCAAACAGGACTTGGCGGAAAGGAATATAAGATAACAAGATATACACCTAAGGATTTCCTTTTAACAAACGATGGAAAATATATAGAATTTGCGCAGAATGACACTATTATGGGATTTAATGGTGAAGGTCCTCTTGGAAATGGTGGAGGCCAATCAATATCTATTGGAAACATAACTATCAATGGTGCTAATGGTAACCCAAGTAGTTTTGCTAACGAGTTTGTGATGGAAATTAAAAGACAATTGAGGACACAATAAGATGCCGCCTAAAGGATACAAACACTCAGATGAAACCAAGCTTAAGATACGATTGGTTAAATTAGGCAAGACAAGCTCAAGAAAAGGGGTAAAATTGAGTGGCGGAATTAAAAAGAAAATAAGCGAGTCAAAGAAAGGAAGCATTCCTTGGAATAAGAATAAAAAAGATGTTATTTCAGAAGAAGCACGACAAAAAATGAGCGATTCAACTTATAAACATATAGACAACGGTATAACATTATGCCTTAAATACCATGATGACGAAGACATTCATAGGCATCTAGAGAGGGGGGATTAACACGGCTAACTACAATGATACTATCACTATAGATTCTACAACTCTTTATATTACAGATATGACTCCAACAAAAGAGCAGAAGACTCAGAAACAAGTTATAGGTAAAACGTTAGTTGAACTTAATGTTATGGGGCTTGCTTCTAATCAGTGGAGAATAAGATTATCTGGTATAATTACAGGAGCAAACAGGACAGAATTAGCAACTAATCGTGCTTCTGTTGAAGCTCTTAATAGTGCTGGAACACACACATATACAGATGGAATCCATGATGGTACTTATTATGTAGTCCCTGGTTCTATTACATTTACAGATTCACAGTCGGACGCTGGTTCGATATATCATTACACTATGGAAGTAGTGCAACAATAGGTGACAAAATGGTTAAAATTTACGGAGCTAAAGAATTACTTAGTATGGATTCTGCTAATGCTGAAACTAATTCAATATTTGTAGATTCTAGTGATAACGTTCTTAAATTTAAGAACGGAACAGGAATATCTTTACTCTCAAATGCTTTGCCAGTTAGTACTTCTTTTAGTCTTGTTGGAAAAAATCTTATTAGACAAGCCTATGATAAGGCTATTGCAGTTGATGCCTCTGGAACTAAAGGTTATTTAGAAGCGTATACTGATACAAACGGAAGATTTAACACTTTTGATAGAGACACTTCTGATTCTTATTATGATGCAATTAATTTAAATATTTGGAAGGGTGGTAATAGTCTTCCTAGCGGAGATACTAACCATGACCCAGACTCATTTACAAATTATGCGAATGCGTTTGATGGAGATACAACTACTTATGCTAGTAAAAGTATTTCTGAAAGTATAGCTGATTTTGAGATAGGTAAAACGTTTAGTGCACGGACAATAGGTAAAGTGTTTACAAAATTTTTTTATTATAGTCATGAAAGCGTTGGTAATACAAGCGTACATATCTATTTACAAACATATAATGGTAGTACATGGTCAAACCACACCACTCTTGTAAATCAAAATTATTTAGGAACACACTCAGATGATATTGAGAGGGTAATAAACATTGATGCTAGTGTGCAAGGAATAAGGTTATATTTTGATATGAATGCTGCTGGTAGCGGTACTAGTAATTATTGTTACGTATATTCTTTAGAATATTCTTCAAAAACAGAAGACAGCTATATTTATAACAATATTCCCACTGGAACATTTTCATCCTCTATATCTAAAGCTTTTGCTACAACTGTTTCAGATTTATTTACTAGTGGAGATTCTATACAATACAAATTAACTAATACTGGTGGCGATGATAGTGGTTGGTTAAATATAGATGATTTTACATCTTTTACTGCTTTTAGTAATGGTGAGCCTGAGACGTTGATTTTAAAACTTGACCCATCAGGAAGCCCTGTTTCTGGAAGTCCTAGTCTATTGGGGGTGTGGTGTTACGCCGAATAAAAATGGTTAAGACACAAGGGTCATTACTGTTTAATGGTATATCAAGTACTGCAGCTGAAGATAATTCAGTATTTCTTGATTCTAGTGATAACAAGATAAAATTTGTAGATTCTAATTCAAACATATTAAAAATAGAAAAACAACTATCTCAGAACAAACTATTAACTTTATCAGGTCTTAATAGAATTAGACAAATGAAAGATAGGACAGTAGATTTTTCTGCAGATGATAAGGATGGTTTTTCTGAATTATACACAGACTCTAATGGTTTATACAATACTATAGACTTAGCTAATTCTTTTTTTGCATATTGTGATACTGATGGAGAAACAGATAGAATAGGTTATTTGCGTAATATAACAAATAACGAATCTTCTGGCGATACTCCTCATGCTGCAATTGTTACGTGGACTAATGCTTCAAATGGGTATGATAATGATACCTCTACATATGCTACTTGTGCTCCTACAAATACTCAGCTTCAGGCTAATACAATAGCTTTTGGAACTACTTTTAGTGCTAAAACCATACAGTATGTTTCTGTTAATTTTTATATGGATATTAATAGAATTGGATATAGTGGAACTAATCGTGTAATATTGCAAACATATGATGGTTCAACGTGGAGTGATGTACAAACCCTTTTTTCTAGTAGTGGCGTATTTATTTATAGTGGTGGCACAGTATACTTAAATGCCAGTGTGCAAGGTATAAGATTGTTGTTTTATGCAGCTAGTTATCTTGAAGCATCCGGGCACGAGTTACGTGTAAGTATATTTAGCTATTCCACAGACACTGTTGCTGGAGATTGTTATATAACACACGATGTCGATAGTGGAACATTTAATGCTACTCCTTCATCTGGTTTTGGTGTTGCGTTTATTAATGATACGAATTGGGAGACTGGTGATACAGTTCAATATAAAATTGCTAATGCTGGTGAAGATAGTGGGTGGATTGGTTCAGAAGAAGTTACTGGATATACAGCTTTAACCAGTGAACCTACTAAGGTTCTTGTTAAACTTGATACTCCTGGGACTACAGCAACTTATGGATATCCTGCAATAGAAGGAATATGGGTGTATACTGAATAATGGTAAAAGTATCTGGTTCAAAAGTTTTTTCACAAATAGGAGTTGGTTCCGCAGTAGATGACAGTATGTTTATTGATGCGGCCAGTGATAATCTTAAATTCCAGGATGCAAACAGTATTATCAAAGAAGTTAGTTCTCCAATGGATTCAGGCATAGCGTTTAAAGTTGAAGGAATAAACACTATTAATCAGTCTATTGATAGAGCAATAACGTTCAGTAACGGAAATGATTTTTATGTTGAGGCATATACTGATACAGATGGAAGATTTGGAACTGTAGATACTATAAATACAAATGCAGATTTTGATACTGACAAATATAAAGCTATAGATTTAACTATGCCATATGTTATTATTGAGGCTACAGCAGTTTCAGAAAGCGTTTTCAATATTAATAATTGTACAGCTGTTGAATTTGACATTGGTAAATGGGTTGTTTATTGTAGTACTGGTACGTATGATGTTAGACATGCTCAAATTATAAAAACCCTGTTTTATGGTACTAATGGTACTAATCCTGCTGTTCTTAAATGTCCAGATATTACTGCTATGAAGACATCTGTTACAGATGATGTTGGTAGAAGATGTCATTTGGCATATCTTTATGGTAAAGAGTCAATAGGTTATTCTGAGCCTGTGTTTAGATATACTGGTACTTTTGAGAACACGTCTGATAATTTAGTTGATAGTTGGTCTTATCTTAACGGATATACTGATAGTTATAATCCGTACGTTCAGTGGGAAATGCCAAGCAGTACTAATCTAAATTATACTGGACAACCAGTAAGTGATGAGACAGGAATAGATACATCTTCTGACCAAATAACTAATCCAGCAACATGTGAATTAGAATTAAGACCAAGTAGAACTGATAGTAATTATGGTGTTAGATATGCTTATGCAATAATATTAACTAAAGGAGCAATATCTTGGGTTTTTTCTAACCCAGATGGTAGTCCTTCTTCAGATTATAGTTATTATACAAACAGTTATTATGCTACTTATGGTATTCCAGATTTTACTGCAGCTACAGAAAATCCTTCAACTATAATTACCCACGATATTCCAGCTAATAGGGTACCTTCTGGTATAGGTGCTAGTCTTCTTGCTTATAAAGTAGAAGATTGGGAAGAAGGTATCAGTGTCGATTATAGAATTTTATCAACAACTAATAGTACTTTAACTACAGAAATAGAGAATTATAGTTTTGAAAACGCTCTAGGTGATGAGTGGGATGTTTCTATTAGTGGTAGTTGGTCTTCTTATACACGTTCTAGTGATGCTGCAGAAGACGGTACGTGGTCTTTTAAAACAGCTGAATCTAGTCAGTCTAACAATGAAGGTGCATACGTTCATGCTGACCAGATAGTAGATACTAGAGGTTGGAATAAGATTCATGTGTCTAATTGGTTAAATACTACAAACGGTAGTGTGCAGCTTAATATATATATAGATGATGATGTTGTTTATACTAGGACTAAGACTGCTGGTTCTGGTGCTACACAAAATGATTCTTCTTGGACTACAGGAAGTGGAGATGTTACAGCATCTTCAAGAAAATCTTCTGCTACTCTTAGAATAGAAATCATTGGTTGGGAGTATTACTCTGGTGGAAGAACTAGTACTTGCTGGGTTGACAACATTTATGTTGATAAATATATAGACCAAGAGGACACTGGTTGGCTTAATGCAAATGACGGAACTACAATGAGTAGTTTTTCAACTTTTGAATATTCTCCTACACAATTACTTGTGAGACTTAATCCTAAAGATTCAAGTCCTACAACTGGTTATCCTTCAATAAATGGTATATGCATGGTGTGTGAATAATTATGACTTCGTTGACTGAGACTGATGCTGCCCGTCCAAGCTTTAGGGTTCAAATAAAAGATGATTCTGATGTTGTACATACAATTATGGATTCTCAGAGCAGTACTACTAGTGATAACAATGTGATTAGTGGTCAAGTTGTTAAATCTGTGACTGATAGTCTTGGTAGATTTAATCTTAGGGTTACTAATAGTAATGGTGAGTTTTTAAACACATTTGGTGGCGGCGAACTGGTGTCAATCTATGGAGGATATCGTGTTCCTCAAGATATTAATTTTTTAACTGGTCTTGACCACTATTATAAATGTGATAGTGGTAATTATATTATTGATGAGATTTCAGGAAACAATGGCACTTTTCAGATTAGAGCAGAGGCAGTTTACGGGTTTAATGGTAATGCTAACGATGTGAGTTATACTCCATCTCATAATGGTACTCTTTCAACAAACCTAGTAGCCCAATATAGAATGAATGATAATACAGATTCTAAGACGGTTACTGATACTAGTGCTAATGGGTTCGATGGTCTTTCTCAGAATAATACTAATGAGTTAAACGTTACTGGTAAAATTAATGATGCATTTGAGTTTGATGGTAGTACAGATTATATAGAACTTAATCCATCAGATACGTCCAGTATTCACCTATATGCGTTTACAAGTAGTATTACGTGGTTCGTTAATCACAATCTTAATTTTAAATATGTAAACTTTGAATGTTTTGATGATTCTGGAAATATTATTCAGCCAGAAGTTGCACGTGCACTTGATGAGAACTCTCTTTATCTAGAGTTTGGAGAGGCAACAACAGGATACGTCAGAATTCTTAGGACTAGTGTTGCTGAAGATTATTTACATACGCAAACAATTAGTAGTACAACTTGGACTATAAGTCACAACTTTGATGTTTCTAGACCAATAGTTACAGTATATGATTTAAATGGATATGTTATTGAACCATTAACTGATAATTATACTAGCGCAGATATAAGAACCCTTACTTTTGATAGTTCTCAGTCAGGATATGCTATCGTTAGTTTTAGAACTGGTGATTATACTTATACTAATGGCACTTCTAGTACAACGTGGAATATTACACATTCTTTAAATGATGAATATCCTCTTATAGCTTGTTTTGATAATAGTCACCATAGAATAGAGCCAACAGATATATCAATAACAGACGCAAACACAGCAGTTATTACATGGGGAGAACCTGTAGATGGTTATGCGCGCGTAGTAAAAAATGTTTATGGTGATATTGCTGATGAGCTGGCAGCTTCTGATATGTCATGTTTTACGTGGATTAAAGCGAACTCTTCTGGTTCTGGAAACGATATGATTCTAGGAGTTAGTGATTCTTCAGGAGTAACAAATAGAATATTGTTTTTTATTAATACTTCTGGTTATATTTCAGTTCAAAATGTTTCTACACCAATAGTTACTGGTTCTACTAATCTTAGAGATGACCAATGGCATCATGTTGGTTTTACTTATGACCATAGTGCTGGTGACTGGGAACTTTTCGTTGATGGTAATTCTGTAGATACTGATTTATCTACAACTGTAACAGTTGCAAACACTGATTTGTTTGTTGTTGGGCAAGAGTGGGACACAGCTACTCCTAGTGACTTTTTTGATGGCTCAATAGATGACCTTAGAATTTATGATGGTATACTTAATTCCGGTGATATAGCCAGAGCTTATAATAGCGGTTCTGGTACAGAGAACATAAATATAGATTCTGCTCAACTTGCAACAGATAGATTTGGTAGTTTAAACAAATGTTATTATTTTGACGGCATTAAGAACAATATTATTTTAGATAATACTGATGGAGGACTTAGTCCAGTTGATGATATGTCGTTCACTATTGGTGCATGGATTAAAACAGACACTGCAGGCAGAACATTTATATATAAGTCTGATAACGGAAACGCTACTGATAACAATGATAATTATCAATTTGTTGTTGCTGTAACAACAGGATATGCTAGTTGGCACGTAGAAGATAGAATAACAGGCCAAGACGTAACTGTTTTAGGTACTACTAATTTATCCGATAATGAGTGGCATCAAGTTGTTGGTGTATTCGGCGCACAAGAATCTTTATTTACAGATTTAGTATCAGTTTATTGGATGGAAAGTGACGCTGGTGATGAATACGGAAGCAACGATATGACTGAATATAATAGTCCTACTTATACTAGCGGTAAATTTAGTAATGCTGTTGTTTTAGATGGTGTAAATCAGTATCTTCAGAAAACTAGTTTTAGCGGTGTAAACAGTAGAGATATACAAACAACTTCTGCTTGGATTAAGGTTGATAATTTAAGTAGCGTTAGAACAATAACTTCTTATAACGGATATCATACGTTTGATGTTCAAACAGATGGAAGAATAAGAGTTGAAGCTCAGGGTTCTACTGCTGGAAGAAGATATTATTCTGTAGGCACAATAACTACAGGCACATGGTATCATGTTGTAGCAAGAACAAATGTAGTAACAACCACATCTACTAGAGTTGTTGGAGACGTTGAACTATTTATTAATGGTGTTAAACAAACATTAACAACTACTGTTACTGGAGGAAACGCTACTACAAGCACAACTTTAAACATAGGAGCATATGATTCTACAACTAATCTTATGGATGGAGCTATTGACGATGTTGCTATTTGGGCTAGGGCACTGACAGACGATGAGATATTACAGATTTATAATGACGGTAATGATGATATAAGAATATCTAAAAGAATTTATGTATACGCAGATGGAGTTTTAGAAGGAACAAATGTGTTGTATCCAGATTTTAAAACTTGTAATGGAGCAGGAAATGCTGAAATTGGTGGAAATATTACTTCTAATCATATTGCACCTTCTACTTTTGAGGGTTACATAGATGACGTATTCTTTGTGAAATCTATGTTAACAGACTCTGAAGTTAGCAAATTATACACTATAACAAATAATCATAGAATGACTATTCCGTATAATACAACTGGAAAGATAGTTTCTAGTTTAGATATGTTAGGCCAAAAATATAATATTAATGGTTATTTTAATTCATATGTAGAATTAACTGATTATGTTGTTATTAATAAAAATGGTTCTACAATATCTTTCTGGATTAAACGTGGCGAAGAGGGTAAGCATGAAACTATTTTTAATTATGCGCCAAATTCTTTCAATAGGCATTTTGAGATAGATAGCGGGAACGATATTAGAATAGAGCCAGATGTTAATAATGCTATAGTATCTATAGGTGATAGTGATACACTTAATGATACTGCCTGGCATCATGTTGTATTAACAACAACTACTCCTTGGGATATGACAGATGCTACTTTAAGATGTTATTATCCGTTTTCTTATAACGATTTATCTACAACTATTGATGATTTTAGTAGTTATGGGGGTTCTTTAACCAATACTAACGCAACTGATGGTACTAACAGATTTAATTCTGTAAATTCTTGTATGAGCTTTAATGGTTCTACGTCGTATCTTTCAACTTCTAGTTTTGAAGATGTTGATAATGATGAATTTACTGTAGCTTTATGGGTTAAAGCATCAATTGCTCCTTCTGTAGATAGTAGAATTGTTGCTAATACTACAAAATGGGAACTTTTAAATTATTCTCTTGGTTCTAGATGGCATGCTAGATTATATGGGACTGGTGGGGACACTTTTTATCCTCTTAGCGACACTGTAGGCATAGATGATTATCTTGGAGAATGGGTTCATATTGCGTTTACTGTTAGTAAAACAAACGATGAATTAATAGGATATGTTAATGGTATAAAACATAAAACAAATACTAGCATTCGAACAGATATTCCTTCAGCAACTAATCTAAATTTCTATGTTGGGAGATATGTGTCAGGTAATTATTTCAACGGATTAATAGATGATATTATGGTTTTTGATAAAGCGTTGACAGATGATGAGATAACAACTCTTTATAGTAATCTTTATAATGAACAAACTTCAGCAAACGTTAACTTATATATTGATGGTTCTCACATTAATAGTTTTGGCGAGATGATGGTAGCAGATTTAACGTTTAAATATATAGGTTCTCCTACGACTTATTCTTATGGGCTTTCTTCTCAGATAGACGAGATTGCACTTTGGACTAATAGAGTATTGAGTGAAAACGAGGTAAGTGTTTTATATAATGAAGGAAACGCTATTCGTTATGCTAGCTTAAATACACTTGCTCAATTATTATTTAAAGGTTACATTGATAATGTATCTTATGGAGCAGATATGTCTAGTGGATTCTATATAGATATAGATGGGCGTGATTATCCAGAGCTTATTGATAAGACTATTACTGGAGCACATGTTGCAGCCACTGCAGCAGAATCAGTTGGAAAAATTCTATATAATGATTTTCCAGACATTATTATGGTTTTCTGGGATGGAGATGAGTGGGCTGAAGCTACTTATAATCCTGGGACTGGTTTAATTAGTTGGTCTACATCTGTTACAGATTATCCAACAGAGCTTATTAATATTTCATATCAGCATAAAAAAGCATGGACTGTAATAACAGACATATTTAAACGTGCTGGCTTAGACTGTTATATGTGGTATTTTGATGAAGGTGAGCAGTGGTATCTTAGAACTTTTACACAAGACGATGTAATAAACAATGATGAATCTATATCTTATGGTTCTAACCTTATTGGTGTAAATAGTTATGGTAAAGACAACACAGCAATTTCAAACAGAGTGTTTGTTTATGGTAAACAAGAATCGGACAACATTATATTGCTTAAATCTGAAAATGATGACGCATCACAAGCAGATTTGTGGATTAAAGACCTTATAATTACTGATGGAGACCTTACTACAACAGACGAGGTTCAAGATAAAGCAGACTTTGAACTAGCTAAAGGAATAGAAGATGTTTTCAGTGGCCAAGTTACATCGTATGGTTTATCTACTCTTAACCCAGGAGAACTTATATCTGTAACAGTTGCTAATTGTGGTATAACTGGATATAACAGGGTTCAATCATTTACTCATAATTTAAGTAACAGTGGGTTTACAACATCTGTAGAAATATCTAAGAAGAACGTTGGTATATCCGATATCTTTGTAGAGAAACTTAACCCAGACGAGATTGGAGACACAATATCTAATATTAATTCAATGGAAAATAGTTATACAGTCTATTTTGACGAAGACCCATCAATTATGACTCATCTTAATACAGAAGAAGTTAGTGGAAGACTTAAGTTGGTCTCAGCAGCTACTGTTGGCACAGCAACTTCTGATTTTAGAATTACTGATAAAGTTGTGTCTCAGTGCGAGTTCAGAACTTATTCAAACCTTTTAATAGATAATGATATATATACGGTTACTGCTGATGGTGGTAGCAATTGGGAGACTTACACGCCAGGAGAGGTTCACACATTCACGAATACTGGTAGTAGCTTTGGATTTAGAATGGAGCTTCATAGAAGCACTACTTCAGCAACGTCTCCTACATATGAAAGTGTAACTTTACTTTACAAGTGATTATAGTGGAAGATAGAGAAGCAATAGAAATATATAAAGAACTTTCGAAAATGAACGCCAAATTGACGGTTGATGTAGCTTCAAAGCTAGATAAGATGACAGATAACATATTGCAGATGAATGACCAGAATATATTACATAATAGAGAAGTAATGGTTTTGTTGAAACTTATGTCTGGTAAGTTTTATAAACTAATCATAGCGTTAATAGCTGTATTAGCTTTACTTGCATTGGGTGAAAAGGCGGTAGAAGTATTTTCGAGGTTTGTTATATAAAAATGATATCGGAACATTTAGTATCGTATAGTTTGTCAATAACACTGATAAGTGTGTCCTTAATAGTTTCATTTCTCTATTGGTACTCTTATTTTAATTCAAATAGAAATATTATTGTTGGTAGTGCAGCAGCACTTATTACTACAATATTTATAGAGGCACTATCTTCTTTTTTAATAGTAATTAAACCAGAAGTCTTTCACACTTTTTATTTTAAAATAATACCAAAATTCATATTTATTTTAGGACTACTAAACATAATGAGATGTAGTCTAAAAGACACGGGTGATAAAAAATGAACGAATATATAGCACTGTTGTTTCCACTTTTGCGTGGAGTCCTTGGGTGGATAGAAAACGCATTTATCGATGGAATCATCGATTGGCCTGAATGGAAACGATTAATGACAACTGTGGTCTCCCTTGGAACACCTATAGCTATTATAGCTATTGGAGTACAAATTGCTGACCTAGACCAGGCGATTACAATCGTATCTGGAATTGTTATTGCTGTTGCAGACTGGATTTATAGTCAGTTTACAAAGAGAAGAGCAGCATTACAATAAACAAAGTACACTAGGACGCAATCCGTTGCGTTCCTAGCTACTTTTTTAATTCTATAGTACTTTACTAAGCTAAGAAAAAGTCTTGTTAAATCGCGCTTATATGCGTTTAACGAGCATGTGGATTTTCGTTCTGATAACGAATATAGCTCTCTTTCCAAGTTTCTTTTGGAGAGTCTGGTTTAAAAGTAGTTTTCATACCACGTGCTCTCATAACATACAAATCGTTATCCCTATCATAAAAGAATTCTACAGAATCTTTGTGGTGGTGTAAATTATAACCACGCAACTGTTTAACATGTCTAAGCATCCTTGTTCTCTCTTCTGACGCAGATACGTTTTCGTCCAGCACAACTTCAAATTCATCTTGTGTGATTTTTTCTAAATCCATTTTGTTCACCTTTTAAAAAACTTATAAACTCTTCCAAGAAATGTTGGAAAAGTTTGCGAAAACAAATATTCGCTGTTGTTATAATAACTTATTGTATCTTCCTTCCAGTTTTTTTCGTATGTAGAAAAAAGATGTGTCCATTTGTTCTTTTTGTGTGTAGAATTATCCCTAAACAAAACAGAAAATGTAAAACTCATAATATCATCCCTATAAGCCTTACTTTATCTTCAGAAGTAAGATTATCATCATTAATAATCTGTTTAAGAACAGCAACTATATCATTAAGATACTTCATCATTCTTTCGTTCATTTTTTCTCACCAAAATATTCTAAAAAATAATATGTTACTTACAAACATTTTAATATCAGAAAACATTATTAAGAACACGTCTTCTGTTCCAAAAACCTTGAAAATTAACAAGTCTGATATAAGACTATATAATAATAACCCAATTATGACTCCTACCATTATTGGTATGTTCGTTGAGGCTGTAAGCGTTCCACATATAAAAACTATAAATGATACTGGGATAGTTATTAACATTGTTGGGGTAATATCTATTAATGCGACATAACTACTAATCATAAATAATAAGGATATTAATACACCAGAAGAAAAGTTTAACCAATAACCAGATAAGAAACATCCAGTCAGCGTAATATCCAATCCAGCAACCATTGTGCTGTGTTTTCTTGTAACTATTATGATTAAAATATTAACAACAAATATTATAATTAAGTATATATAATTTTCCATACATCTTCATTAAAAAAAGAAAAAAAAGAAAAAAGCGGGGATTACTCCCCTAATAAACGAATAGTTGTGCTTCAACGTCGCCAAGGTCTTTGACAAGTCCAAACTCAACCTCTTTGTAGCCATCGTCTTCGTTCACAGATGACTTGTAAAGCAAGTCTCCATTAACTAATAGATAGTGGTCATCTTCGTTCATATTAGTTGCATCAGCAAGTGATTCAACAAACTCGTTTCCACTGTATGCGAAAACGTAGTCTTTATCACCAGAGAGTGAAACTTCTCCACCAGCAACTGAGAAATCAAAGTCACTGCGGTCGTCGAAGACAAACTTAATCAAACTAAAGTCTGATTCTACAAATTTATCGTCCTTATATTTGTATTCGTACTCAAGAGTATCTAGGTCGACACTAAACTTTGCATCATCTATTCTCTTTCCATTAATCTCAATATCTCCTGTAAAGGAAACATCAAGGTCATTTCCAGAAATCTTGAATTTAACATCTTCATAATCGAGTCCAAGGACTTCACCAAACTTAAACGTTACGTAATCGTTTGGTAGAGAGATGCTATCTCCAACTTTAAATGCTTCATCTTCGTCGTCATACTGCTCTACAAGTGCTACACCGATAGCGTCAGATTCTACAATCCACTCATATCTATCATCGGCTGTATATTCATCACCTGTCTCAACAGTCTCTGAAATTTCGTCGCCAACAAAGAATTTAACGTATGTATAATCTGAGAAGTCTGAAGTGAAAACCTCATTAACTTCTACACGCACACCATTAATAGTTCGTGCGTTTCCTTCGTCTACAGCTTTAGCAACACCATCAACATCAATAAGAGCTGAATTATCACTAACAGCAATAATAGTTACAGTTTTACCCTCAACTTCAAATGAGTCTCCAGTACTGCCTGCAAGCTCTGCAGATGTTCTATATGTAAGTTCGCTTCCGTCGAAATCAATAATAGTTAGTGGTGCTCCAAGGAAAGTAATGTCTAATTCCTCTTCACTTCCATCAACAACGATTAGGTCGTCGAAAACATACTTGTAGATGATTGCATTATCTGATGTGATACCAAGGCCAACTGCACCATCGAATCCTTCTAGATTTAACAATGGCAAGAGGTCTTCGCTAAGATATAGGACTTCCTCAAAATCATAATTTTCGCCATCGTATCGAATTTCGTCTTCTAACAGTTTAGCAAGGTCTCCGTTGTCAATTGTACCTTCAAAGTTGCCATCAAAAGCGACTCCATCAAAGGTGTAACCAACGAATTCATCTACTGCTGGTTCTTGTAGCTGAGTAACCTCATCATCGAGCGCAGCAATTTCTGCGTTCAATGCGTCAATCTCTTCAGCTTTAGCGGCAATATCTGTTTCCTTTTCGGAAAGCTTACTTTCGTAATCCGCTACTTTTGCGTCTATTTCTTGTCGAAACAACTCTTTAGCACTGTCTAGTGAAGCTTTATACTCCTCTTGAACAAGTACTTTTTGTTCAGCTAGAACAGCATTTACTTCATCGTCGTTCATTCTATTGAACATGCCAACAGCAAAAACTACGGCTAAAGCAACTGCAAGAGTTAAAGCTCCAACAAGTATCTTTGTTTTATCCATTTTGTTTTTCCCTCCAACTTGGCTTCCTAAGTCTACAGTCTAATAAAATGACGTAGAAAAAAGCCTTTATGGTTGAATATTAATTATCACACAAAACACTCTATTTTCGTGATATCATACTATATATGTTAGTTCTACTATATAAAACTTTCGGTTTTTCTAGGGTTAAAACTCGTTCCTTGAGCTATAACCTTAGAATTCTTTATTTACAGCGTTTCTAAGAAGTCTTCAAGTCGTATAATAACGAGTGGTTCATGCCTATTCTTGCTAATCACTAGTGCAGGCTTACGCCCTTCTCTAGTGTTAGCTACAGCTTGTTGCCACCAATTAGGTATAGACCAAGATTCTTGGTTTTTGCATTCAAAATCATAAGGTATAATCTTCTTAGCGTAAGGAGATAGAACTATATCTACACCTGCACCGCCCATCATCTTTGGCTGTATATCTCCGTCAAAACGTTCTAGACCTTCGTCTAGTTTAAACTTTTCTCTGAGTTTTTCAGCTAAAAGATTTTGTAATTTTGAACCTTTTTGTTTACGACTTCTTGTATTCATTTGAACACCTATCACAACAAAAGAGCCCCTTATTTTTTCTGCTTCTTGTCGTACTTGCCATTGTTTACATCTTGTAATACTTTTACAGGAGTTAGATTAAATATTAAAGTGTCTATTTCAGTCTCTCCTGTAAAACCATCAAGCTTGTTTATCCAACCAGATAAAATTATTGTGTTCTGGTGTGGGTTAATCTTTTCAATGTAGTTTATCAAGTCTTCCCAGTTCCTAATTACTTTCGTCTTCTTTCTTATTGCCATTATCCTAGATACCCCATATCTTTTATTTCTTTAGGAGTAAGAGGAGTAGCTGGCTTATATTTTGCTGCCATCTCATCTAATTGTTGTTTTAAATCTTCTGGCAATTCAGACATAGGTAACTTTACTTGCAAAACTTTTTTAGCCATCTCTTCTGGTGTAGGAAACGAGTCTATATTATCAGCAACCAAATTAATTTTACTATTTAAATACTTAAATTGCATAATAGTATACGATATGAATGCTCCTGCTCCGAATCCAAGCCCAAAACTAATCAAATCCATATTCACACCTCTGCAGGAATAATAATTGGGTATTGTTCATCTACATTAATTATTAAAAGCACTTGGCATGGTTCAGAATACATGTTTAGTTTAAACGCATATTCAGAAGTATCGGTAATACTTCCATTTCTAATAAGCATCTTTCCTTGGTCATATTCTACACCAAATTGATGTAAGTGCCCAACCATTATGATGTCTCCATCATAAAGTTTATGTTTACCACAGATACCTCTAAACGATTTAAGACCAGAAGCTGTCTTAATCTGGTCTCCAAGGTTATCTCCATGATAAAGGACAATATGTCTATCCATTACAGGAACTTTAGCCTCATCAGTCTGGTAATGGTTAACATTAACAAGCTCATCCTCTGAGAAGGTTAAATCAATCATGTCATAAACTACATTATCCCAGTTATCCATTTCTAAGTTTTTATAGTTTGTGATTCCGTGGTTTCCACGAACAGCATGAACATTAACATATATACCATATTCTGTAAACGTTTTAATCATACCTGTAAGTGCAGAAACAACATCTTTAACTTGTTCTACTGCAGCCTTTTCAACGTAGAATAAGTGATTCTTATAAATAGAATCTCCATCAACCATATCTCCAAGCATCATAAGATAAATCTCTGTAATCTCATTATCAGTAAGTGTTTGTAATACTTCTTGAGTCAAATTCTCAATCCTTTCGTATGCCTTACTTGTATCAAATACTACTTTACCAGATTGGTCTTTTATAATCTCACCAAAATGCAAATCAGATAGGGCGAGCACAGCAGCAGTTCCTTCTGATATTCGTTTAGTAACTTTCTTTTTTGGTTTCTTAATATCTCTAAGTTCATTTAGAAATTCAGTAATACCATAAAAGTCTTCTAGACTTTGCATCCTTTTAGATACTAAGTCACCATAAGTAACTGGTTTCTTTAGTTTTCTAGTTGTAATTTTCTTATGTTCCATCATTAACACCGTGTTCTTTCCTTCTTTTAGACGTTGTATATTTATTCCGCGCTGTTTAAGCTCAGAAACACGACCTCTAACACCGTCATAACTAAGACCAGTAGCCTCAGCCAATTCTTCATAAGTATACTTTTCTCCATCTCCAAGAACAAGCAATATTCGTTCTTGAGCTTCACTTAGGTTTTTTTCCATTTTTCTTCTCCTCATATCTTGACAATTCACTTTTTAACTTTAAAATCTCTTCTTCTTGTCTTAAAGCTTGATGTTTCCATTTTGCAGTTTCACTGCCTGCAGACTCTGCGAGCGTCCGCATATCTTTTGCTTGTCTCATTAAATTATTATTGTCTTTTTTAAGACTATCAATGAGAGCCTCTAATTCTGGTTTATTCATCATCTTTCTCACCAATAAGTTCTTGTATCTCCTCTAAAGGGTGTGAAAGCTTATAAGTATCTTTATCTATAAAATTCTTTAACTCCTGATTTGTAGGACAACCATATCTCTTCATGTTGTTCTGTATAAAATTCCACTGTGTACTACAATTACCACCTTGTACGTGTTCTAACTCTTCATCTCCTAGTACAGAATAATACATAAATTTAGCATCTTGAGGTTTATGAACAGATAGCAAAAATCTAGCTATTAAGAATCTGTTATAATTACCTTTATGCTTAAGAGCCATTAACGCGCGAATTGGTTGAGGATATTTAGCTATAATTTTTTCATCTATAGCAAGTGTTTTCTTGAGTTTTATATGTTTTGCTTCTGTAATAAAATCAGGATTAATCTCTTTAGCCCAATATTTCATTTTGAGCTTGTTTAGTGGTTGCCAAGTCTGGGTGCAGTTAGCACTTTTTTGTATAATCTCTTTAAAAGACATCTTAGTAGTTATTCCAACTGAGTAAAGTTTAGTATATTGATTTACTGAGCCAATGGATATTTCTGTATCATCTATTCTAAAATCTGAGTTTAAAAAATTATAATCAGGAGTCATACCTTTTCTCATCTTAGAAATGTTTTCTAAATGTTGTTTTAGAATTTTCATAAACATTTCTGTTCCGCCATATCTTGTAATAGTTGAGTGTTGTTTTGGGTCTCCACTTGGTATAATAGCATAAGCTTTTATACTAAGACCATCATAGACCCATCTGAAAATATTTGGATACACCATTTCTATCACTTTAGCTTCTTCTAAACAAGAAAGTAATAGTTGCATTGGATTCTCAACTAGTTGTTCTTCTTTTGGTTTTAAATCAAACACGAATAATCTATCATAATTAACATACTCAATGCTTCTATGAACTTCATGTTTAGTAATATCTACTTCTAGTAATTCATCTTTACTTAGAATCTTACCAAAATCTCCATCTTCTGTCCTATCGAATTTAACAAGATAATACGTTGCTCCTGCACAAAAGTCCTTTATAGTTTCTAATTGTCTCATTATAATCCCCATGCGCTAAGTTTTGAGTTGTTTGAATCCACGTCTGGGAACTCTCCGAAACCAGCCGCTTTAAAAATTGATTCTAATTTCATCTTAAATATTTTATCATTAAGTGTTTTATAATCTACAGTAAACCCTTCAGGTATGAATTCATCATAAGCTATGACATGTGTTGGTGGATAACCTGTTGGTACAGACCTAACATATATCCATTTTGGTTTGCTACCTTTAGTAAACCTAGTTCCAAGATATTTATTTGAATATAACGCGCCAGTTACTGCCGGGTTTGCTTGTTTATATTCTTCAAGATGAGAACTTAAGCCTTTTGGAAATCCTATTTCTTCATCTGGAATTTCTTTGGCTTTAATCTTCTTATCAATACTAACTATATAATTTTCAATGTCTTGTCTCCTACCACCGTTAAGAATCATCTCAATAACATTCTTTTGTACTTCTCTTGCTATTCTTGGTATGTCTGAGCGTACTGTATCAAAACCTGTGTATTCAACACTACCATCTACATCTTTACCATCAATCCATAAAGGAATATATGCGTACTTCTTCTTTGCACCACCATTTCCTCCACGTTTTTCAACAAAAATAATCGATTTAAAAACTTTTTCAAACTCCATCTCTAAAGTACAATCTTTAGCTCCATAACTAGAAGAGAACTCTTTATAAGATTCATTGATTTCTTGAACCAATTTATTCCCTTCTATAAGCATTGACACTTTAGTATTCTTCTTAGATTGAACATAGACGCTATCAGTATCACCATAAACAATGTCGTATCCTTTGTCTATTAAGAATTTTTGAGTCCATTTAATAAGTTTTTGCCCCATATGAGTAACTGCAAAAGCAACTTCTTTTTTATAAAGTCTTGCCTTTGGAAAACCTAGATATCCATAAATACTGTTCATAAGAACTTTTACTGCGTACTGTCTAAAGTGAGCAACTTTCCACTCTCTTTTATCTTTAGTTTTTTTCATAATACTTTTATAATGAGCACGTTCTTCTTGTAAATCTCTAATTGTTTCCGATATTAAACCTATGCCGTCATCAAATGCTATGTCTTTCGTAATTTTTATTGAACCTTCTTTGTTGAAAGTTTCATACCCCATATTAAATGTTTTAATAATATTAGGATACATGCCTTTTACGTCTAACGCAAGTATATTATTATACACCCCAGGTTTTGGTTCAAATACATATGCTCCTGTATATTTATCTCCACCAACAAAGTTCTTACTTGGTAAAACCATTTTACCCTTTGTTCTGTTTAATAGTAATCCATCAATAAGAGCTGTTGTTTGATATATGTTTTTAAGTTGCGTACAAGCTTTTGACCTAATAGAGTTAAAGAAATCTATAATCTCCAACTCCCTATTAATCTCATTAACTAATACAACGTCGCGTACGTTATATTCTACTAACTTGTCTGGATAATTAACCCACATGTCGTAGAAAGATTCTAAATGTTCAATCTTTCCACGCCCTAAAACGTCTTGGGCAGTAAACTCTAACGAATAAGATTCAGCACGTCCTTGATTTGAGATGCCTCTGAAATACATGTAAGCTTTCATCATATCTAGAACTACACGTCCTTTAATAGTAACATCTTCAAACTTTTCATCAATATAAACTCCCCACATTGGTGACATTTCCCCATATTCTATTCCAAGTTTACCCATACGTCTTATAAGATAAACTAGGTCGAAATGGTCGCAGTTATGTGTAATAAATGGTGTCTTAAACGTATGTGATGTAGTTTCTATATCTACCATATCTGCATAGTCATCTGTTATATTATTGGTAGTTATATACGTATATATTGTTTTCTCTTTGCGGTCTATAAAATATTTTGGTATTTTAGTACTTCTGTTTAATTTTGTTGATTTCTTAATTTTTTTTATTTTATATGAGTTTATAACATTATTTTCTAGTGCTGATAGAACATCATCGTTTTCTACGGATATTATATGAAATCTATTACTATATTGCCCAGTAGTTTTGTGTCTAGACCCTATAATTCCGTTTGATATTAATAGATTGTGAAAACCATTAGTTTCTTTATATGATGTCTCTTGGTTTACCTGAATCATTGAATAACTACCATCTCCATCAATAAGACCGGAACAAAATACAGCAAATTGTCTTGGTGAAAGAGTTGATAGTTTTTCTATATTAAGTTCTTTTTTATATCCATTATAAACTATATCTAGATTTTTAATATTTTTTCGTTTTACTGTTATTCTGAAGGTTGTGTTTGTGTGTCTTTTATCTGTAGTAATAACAGATGCATCATTTTCTTCTCTATTTTTATAAATACGATTTATTATATCAATATTATTATTATACACGCTTATTCTATTCCTTCCAATTGTTCCATCAGAATATATTATGCCCAACAAATACAAATCAAAGTCTGATATGTCCGTATCTTTGTTTTTATTCGTATCATATTCTAATTTTAAGAATCCTTTTTTAACATTTTCTACTTTTTTGAATTCTCCTTTCTCTTTTTTCAATGCTAGCAATGATTTATATTTATATGGTGTATCAACAACCAAGAATTTGTGGTCTTTAGAGGTTCGTATAATGCCAAAGTTGCTACCAAATTCAACAACTCTTTTTTTACTATGCGCTTTTTTTAATACGGAATCTCCATTCTCCAAAATATCTCCTACAGAAATATTATCGAGAGTTTTTAATCCGTTTAGTGTGTGTATGTGTGTATCTTTATCTAAACAATTCCAACCACTTATAATGTCTGGGTCTGAGTCTTTGATATAATTTATTGTAGCTGCTAGTAAAGCTTCTTCACTGTTTACTATCCTAAGATTTGGTGTTGGTTTAGGAATAATGTCGTGGTCTTTTGGTTTATAAAGGATTGTATATGGTTTATTTGTAAAATCATCAATAAATGATATACATACAACCTCTTGGTCTGGGTCTAACATATCTGGAAAATCAACCTTTGTATTCAGTTCTATATCTAGATATAAAGTTTTTAATTTATAAGGGTCTATTTCTCCTACTTCATCAACTATATATCTTTGAGTGACTGGAATATCTGCTTCATAATGCTTTGTGAACCTTTCACGAAGTTGTCCTATATCTCCTTGTTTTCTACAATATATTTTCTTTAAAGGTTCTCCAAGAATACTTTTGTGGCCTTTTTCTATTTTAGTTATCCTATAATCAGAAGGAACAGTGGAGTCCTCGGAAACGTAGAAGTACGGAAAGAAGTTAGTTATTTTTTTAACCTGCTTCTCACCACGTTCGTTTCGACCAAAAACGAATATATCCGTATTCTTCTCGTTTTCCTTAGACTCCACCAAATACACTAGTACATCACCATAATGTTTAAATTAATCGTAGTAGGCTGTAAACTCGGGTTTAAACCTAGTTATGCCCTTCTTATCGTATTCCATCTCAACTGTCCAGAATCCAACATTTGAAGGACTTCCTTTCTTTTTCATGAATTGGCTCTGGTCTTGTAATGCACCAGCATCAATTGCATGTATATTCCTATAAAACATGTAATTTGCTTTGTGGAAATGACCTTGGAATACTGCATTTGGTTTCTCTCCACCTGCTAAACTTTCTAAATATTTTTGCATTTTATAACTGTTACCAGACCATATAGCTTTACCATTTCGTCTCACCATGAGTGTGGTGTTCGGAACGCTAACACAGTAAACCCTTCCAGTATATTCTATCACTTCTGGTTTTTTATTAATGGTTGGTAAAACTTGTTTCTCTGAAACACTTACCGAATCTTTATTTGTCGAGACAGCATAACCAAGCTTCAAAGATATTTCTGTGAAGTCATCTAATAGTTGTCTACTGATACTTCTATAGCCTATTTGAGAACCACTCCAACCATCTCCTTTCACCATAGTATCAAATATTACTCTCAGGACGTCCTGTGGTTGATTCTTTAACCATTTTGGAAGATGTTTGTTTTTACTTCCAGAGCCACATTCTGAAACAAGCCATTCTGCCAACTCTAGAGAATATGTTTTAATGTGTTGTTTATTTTTATCTTCTTTGGGAGTAAGTCCTATTCTTCTCCACATATCAAGTATTTCTGAATAATTATGTGGATTTATTTTTTTGTGTTGAGCTATTTCTATAAGTGAATCTCTTATATATCCTTCTGTCACATACCAAGCAATTAATTCGGCAACATCATCAATGTGAATTCTTTCAATTCTCGGAGACTGTCTTTTTCCAAATTTTTTAACTTTTCTCTCTGGAATATCTATAAATTCGGTTAGTTCACCATTCCATTTAGAAGAAGTTCTTTTCATTTGCCATTCTTGTCGTTTAGCATTAACTAATTCTTTTGCTTCTTTAAACACCCAATCAAAAGATATTCTTCTGTGTGATTTTGTTGGATAAGTTAATATTTTACTTCTTGATTGTAATAAATTATTTGGATATTTTCTTACTAACATTCTATGGTTTGGTGTCACTAACAAATCTACAGTTCTACTGTTAAAATGCAACATTTCTCCATTATAGTGTTCGTCAGTATATTCTGTTGGTGTTTGCCATTCAAACTCGTCATTTTTGAGGTTTAATGTTGCTACTTTTTCTTGTGGTGATAATTCCTTGAATAATTTCCACCCATTCTCACTTAATATTTCTGTCTTATCATCAAAACATAACGCGTAAGCTGTTCCTCCACCAGGGTGTCTAAGTCTTAATGCAATGTTATCGACCATAAGGTCTTGTTCATCATAACCTAAGAAATGATAATTGTCAGCACGTCTTTCAAGTTCTTCGCCAATATTTAATCCTTGATTAGCCTTATTATGAGCCCAACCACCATGACTATCTTGTGCTTCAATGGCATATACATTCCAATCTTTTAATTGCTCCATCTCTTTTCCAAAAAAATCCATCTGAGCACTAACACCTATATAATCAAGTTCATAAATGTGACCATCTCTATTACTCATACCTTCAATAGTATCTCCTGGGAATAATATAAAATCAATACCTGACTTAGACCAATAGTTTGCCGCATCCCTTAATACGTCGCCTCTATAATTATGATGCCCCATATGTTGGTCGCTAAGTACACCAAACCTACTTGTCTTACTATTACCATTAATTTTCTTACCATGATATTTTCTTGGATTTGTGCCCTGTAGTTGGCCTAATACTTTCTTAGCTTCTGTGGGACTAAGTCCTAATCTTTTAATTTCGTCAAAAACTTGTTCTTCGAGTGTCTTTTCTTCTTTTTTCGCCATTATAACCCCTGCAGTCTATTAGTGAAGTTGTTTTATTTCACTCTTGCTATAGCCGAACTGTTTAGATACTTCTATCTTAAGTTGTTCTAAATCTATAACAGAAAAATTTTGCTTTAACTCCCTAATTGTCCAACCATATAGTTTTGCTGCATCTTCTAGAAAAAACATTGGCAATCCCTCGTTGGGCTTTTTAGGGAAGCGCATAAAACCCTTTACACTTATATTTAATGCAAGTTCTGTTATATAAATGTTTCGATTACCGTACATAAATCTCTTATTTATCTTCTGCATAGCCTCTATATTTCCCTCTTTAGAAGAAAACCATTTATATAACTGTAGAAGGAATTCTTCTGGTGGGCGAGCACCTTTTTGTACAGCTTTAAAATGGTCTAATAGATTCATTTATAAACCTCTGGAAATTGTTGAACTAATTGATATAATGAATGTTCTACCTTTCGAATAAGGTCTTCGTGTTGCTCATCTGGAACTCCAATAAAATCAAGAATAACGTGCCCAAATTCATGAGTTAGTGCTACTCCTTTTCTATGAGGATGTAACTCCCTAGCTAGATAAATTCTTTGGTTATCATAATCTGTATAGGCGTCACATTCATATCCCATCCTTTGTTTTATGGTGTCAGATTTTATCTCTCTAACTTCCCATTCAGCATTACAAATTTCTACTAGTGTTTTTGCCATTTTATATCTTACATGTAGTTTTGAGCATACATACCAACATCAATTAGATTCCAAAAACCATCGCTGTTAATATCTGCTTTATAATAATGCGTGTTAAACCAATAAATAAATTGTGATACGCCCCAATTTTCACAATTATCCCAATATTCACCAATCAAGTCTCCTATTAGTTGATTTGTAACAAGATATGTATAGTTTGTAGGTATAGTTACAACAATTTCATCCCATGCATCAATCATACACTCATAACTAACATTATTATATTCGTATGCGCATATACTTCCGCTAAATATGAAGTTATCAACGCTATCTCCATTAACTGTTACATTGCTCCCTTCTGGGAATGAATACCAACCATTCCCTTCATTTACAATGGTGAAATCATATGCAAAAACAAACATCAAAGAGAGTAAAACAACAATTCCAATTATATAAAAAAGTTTATTCATTTTTAATTTCTCCGATAATCTCAGAACTACTTCTTATTTTTTCTCCGAGACCATCAACTATAACAATATTTAATTCTCTGCACACCTGTGTTTCTGGAACTTCGTGATTCTTTCTATCTCCCCCATTAGCAAAAACTTCAGGGTGTATAAAAGTTAAAGACTTACAAACAGAAGAATCGTCGTCAATAGATAAAAACACTTCGTCTACTACTTTAAGTTCTTTAATAATTGCAACTCTATCTTCTTCAGACATAAAAGATTTACCTTTCTTAAGTTTTGCTTGTTCATCATTATTCACAATTACTACAAGTCTATCGCCAAGTTGTTTTGCCAGCTTAAAGTATTCTAGATGTCCTACATGAAGAGGGTCAAAATATCCACTTACTGCAACTGTTTTCATCAATTTATATCACCTGTTGTTTTAATCTTGCTTGAGATAAATCAAAATATTCTTTATTAATCTCGCTGCCCACATAACGTTTTCCATTCATTACACATGCTACAGCAGTAGTTCCACTTCCCATAAATGGGTCATAAACTACTTCTACTTCTTGAAAATTCTTAATAAGTTTATCAACAACGCCTAAAGCTATACCATATGGATATTTGTGGAACTTGTCTTCTTTATCTATATAAACATCATACTCATAAAGATTATGATGTGTTTGTTTTGGTTTTTCACCCCAATAAAAAGTCATTATATGAGTATAATTTAATCTATAAAGATTTCGTTTAGGGCTTTTATGCCAAATCTTATGGGACAACAATTTCCATTTAAAATGTTCAATCATATGTTCCATGATAACCATATGCTTAGGAATTATTCCGCCATCAAATTTCCTATCAGTGATAGCAATGGTTATTAAGTCTGAACAATTAGTCATATGATATAATAATTCGTATATGAACTCATAATAATCTTTTAATTGAGTTTTTGGATTAAGACCAAGTTCATCAAAATCTGGTGGCACAGTGAATACGTAATCTACTTCACCAAGATGTTTTACAGTTTCCCTATAATCTTCATTCTTTATCATTTTTCTTTTGGTGTGAATGGATAAACCGCGCTATGAGGTCCTTCTGGTGGCTTATACATAACTATAATGTATTCTATACTTTTTGGCATGAGCTTCTCTTCCCAAATCTGGTTTGGAAAACTCTTACGCATAGCATTAGCATACTTCATAATAACCATATCGTATTGTTTGAAACCAACGCTTTTTAAAGCGTTAACAGTATCAACGTGATAACTATAGTATTCTCCCCCCTTTCTGAAGTCATTAACATTAATGATGCAGAATTTTCCAGGCTTAAGAACACGATAGCATTGAGCATAGATGTCTGTAATGTCTTTCATAAAATCTTCATATGAAAGATTTCCAAGCTGTTCCTTTTCATCTCCATACCATTCAATATTCCAGTAAGGAGGAGAACTAAAAATGAAATCTATACTGTTGTCTGGGTCATCAATAAGTCTACTATCTTTCTCATGTAACTTAATTGTCATCTTTTCTGGGTTGTCTTTAAGAAGTTTTGAGGCTACTTCCCTATTAAATTCCATAAAATCATGACTACAATCATAACCAATATAATGTCGTCCTTTTCTAAAAGAAGCTTCCATTCTAGAATTGTGTCCTGCGAAAGGGTCAAAGAATACATCCCCTCTTTCAGTGTAGAAATCAAGTAACTGGTCTAGTATTCCTTTAGGGAAAATACTTATAGCACCTTTCCATCTAACATTCTGATTTCTTGTAGAATTATCAAAAGTCTTAAGCGTATCATTACGATGCTCAGTAGAAACTTTTTGTTGAGTTCTTTCTCCCATGTCAAGTTTTTCTGTATGTTTAACATCCCAGATAGTGTCTGGAATCTTACCAAAGATACTTATTAATTTAACTTTTCCAGCATGAGAACCAGCTTTACCAGCAAGAATCTTCGTCCGTTGGTCTTTATTAATCTTTACTGGTTTTAGAAATTCTTTCCACACATCACTCATATTAAACACCCACCAACACTACATGTACAATTACCTGTCTTATTTACTTCCACCCATTCATAAACGTATTTTGAACAATTGTAATTAGTATAATCATTCATACATTTATATTTACAATCTGTATAGTTGTCGATAAAGAAACTGTGTTCTTCTTTACCTATTGGTACACAACTAGTAAACAGAATCAACGCCGCCATTATCCATATCAGTTTCATACACCATCAACTCCTTATTACCTCTTCCAACAGCATAATCTATAACGAATTTTGTACCACTACTTTTACCATCCCAAAAAGCCGCTATTAAATCCGCTTTAGTAATTATCTCCACGTTCCTAAACAAATAATCTATTTTTTTGTTTGGGTTTAGTGGTCTAATAATTTCAACATCTATATTATTATCTCCGCAATAATCAATTGCCCAAGTATCTACTCCTCTAGCGCCACCAGTAACAAGAATAAAATCATCATATTGCTCAACAAAATAATCGAGCAACCTAATAACTTTATCCTTATCTGGATATTCTCTACTTCCTATAATCGCTATTCTCATTTTTTAATCTCAACAAGACAAGTATCTCCGTCACAAAATTTCTCAACTTGGTCGTGGACGTTGTCTTTGACGCGAACATCACTAATTTCTTTATTCATCTTTTCATATTCTTCTTTTGTAATAGGAATATATGGTGCTTGAACATAACCATGCTCTTTGTGAGGTAAGAAACTAACACTTTTCAATCTACTCTCATACATTTCAAGAGCATATTTTATTTGTTCTGCTTCTTCTGGTTTAAAACTAACTGTCACACTCACTTGATTGTCAGCCCAATATTCTTGAATCTGGGCAGCATTTTCTAGTTGTTCCCAAATAGATACTTCTGTAACAGCTCTATCGAAGAACTCTTCTTTAACTGGAAAACTAACAACCCAAGTATTAAGACTATAAGAATCTTTTTCTACTTTGTAGCCAGATTCTCTAAGCTTATCTAATAGAGGTGTCCCTTCTTGAAATCTAATATTTCTAATATAATATTCGCTAACAGGATAGTGGACTCCTGGAGTTACTCCTCCAAGCAAACTAACAGTTCCGCTTGGCTTAATACTTGTAACTTTAATACTTCTAGGAATACAAAGCCAATCAGAATATTTTTTATCCCAATCTTGTATCTTATTATATCCTTTATCTGAAGCTTCAAGCATTGCTCTTCTACCAAACTTAGTAAACGCTTGTGTGATACCACTCATACTACAACCAATACGTCTATTTCTCATCATTACAGCATTACTAATCTCATTATGCGATGGCAATAAAGTCACTGTTTTAGCATATAGATATGCGTATTTGAGCGTCTCAATCCATTCAGCTAAAGTGTCGTGTTTTCCAGGATAAGTCTCTACAAGGTTACACATTTCCATATTTTCCAATGGTTGCTCTCCGCAATTTCCTGTATATACATATTCACATGGAAATACGTGAGTGTCATCGTAAACTGTTATATCCCAAACATCTTCATTTGGTATGCGTTTAATATTTTTTATAGTATTAGACTTTTGTATATAGGAACCCTTTTTTATGTTCTGTTTCTCTTTATGTGATATAGTCAATCCACTCATTAAAAATTGTGTTCCTGAAAATTTAATTCTATAAACCGTGTATGTTTTATCATAATCTTTCTTATTTGGAAAGTTTCCAGTAGTTGTTGTTTCTAATATTGAGCTTTTTATACCAAAAAAAGATATTAATTTTGTGAATTCTTTAGCTAAATTCTTTCTTGATGTTACTAAAATTATGGTGTTTTTACTAACACAACCATCACTACTTAATAATCCATCTATAAATCCATGTATAAATCTATCATTTGAAGTCCACACACTTGTCGGTATCTTGTCTTTTCCACACCATCCGTACGTTTCTTCTATTTTCTTTATAACAGATTGGTTTGATGTTTGTATATTTCCATATCCCTTATCGTTGATAGTTACATTGCATTTACTACCAAATTCGTTTAACGTATTTAGAATTTTATCTGATAAGTGAAGAGAATCTTTTCCAAATGTAAAACCCAACACCTTTTCTCCAACATTGTTTTCAGATTTTCTTGTAGAAATCCAACCATCGCCAAGCAAATATCCTAAAAAGAATCCATCATCTATTGTTAAGTCGTTGTTTCCATCTGTAATTCTAGGTGGTTCGTTTCTTGATAGCGGAATTAAATCTCCAACAACCAAATCTTTAGCATAAGTTTTTATTAGTGTTCCTTCACTTTTTTGTGCTTTGTAGATAGGCCACCGATGTTCTTCTGTACATTTAACACTTATCCCTTTATTAAATTCTATTTCTATTAATTCTTTATCGTTCTTAGATTTAAAACATTCAGCTGTAGAAATAGAACCATCTATACTTTTAACATAGAATTTTTGTCCTTCTAATTTTTCTATAGGGTATATTCCTTTTGTCGTACACACCAATGTTCCAGCAGGCATTGAAGGATTTGTTCCCATCACACGATAATCTTTGTTATCAACTATTCCGTTCATACGAGAATACTGTTTACTATTATCTAGCCAAAGATATCCTGGCTCTCCATTCTTAGCAGTAAGTTCTGCAACTTTAGAATAATCATCTCCAGGCTTTACAAAAACAGAATTATTACTAGCCCACCTATGATGCATAAGTTCTTCTTTACTAACATCTGGGTTCTTTAAATCAAGGAATGCTTGGTCATCATAATCTCCAAACATAATCTGAGCACTGCGCCTAATATTTCCAGATACGACACATCTACCTATTAGGTTATGTATATCTACAATGTCTGTTGTCGTAATCTTTTGACCAATCCTGAGGTTCAAGAGGTTCTCGATTGACTCATACATCTCAATAAGAGGCCCAGGCCCAGAAGCCACACCACCGAAACCCTTAATTATTTCGCCTGCTGGGCGAACAAGTGAGTAGTCTACTGATTTAGGTAAAGTATCTTTACCAACAAAAGCATTAAGAAGTCTTTTTAACAAATCAACCCATCCTTCACGTGTATCAGGAACAACATGAACTTCTTCATCAAATTTTGGTTGTTTAATAGTTATTTTTCCTGCTCCTCTGGTGTCGCTTCCAACACCAACTCCAAGCATACTCATATCCATCATAAAAATAAATGGTTGAGCAAAATCAATATTAATGTTTTCTGTACTTGCAAAAGCACAATTTCCTGTTGGAAGTCCTCCAGCAAGAGTGAAAGTATGTGTTTCTGGTTCTACTACACAATAAACTTCTTCTATTTTTCCTTCATCTATTATGGATTCTACAACAAATTCTACATCTTCTTTTGTAAGAAGTATTCTGTGTAATGGGTTTTTTCTTTTACCATAATTAGTTTCTCGTTCATCCAATGTATGACCAGTAATATTGTAATTTAGAATGTTAGCATTCTTAATAAACCATTCTGCAGCTTCTGAATTCTGAGTGTTGAGTGATGTGCTTCCGCTTGGAGTTAACCATGAATCTGCTTTTAACCACCCATCAACGAACCCTATTTGATACTCTATTGACGTATCATATGGTAACTGTTTCATATCTATATCTTCTGTAATTATTGTTACAACAGAATCTCCATCACATGATGGTGGATTAGTAGAACTGATAAACCCAGGATGCTCAGTGAGTATTTTTATGTTTTCTGCAGAATTCTTTTCTCCGCATAATCTAATCATAAATCTATGTGGGTAGTATGTGTGTTTCCACCCATCTCCAAACATTAATCCGTGAACAATTCCATTTTTATACTCTTTTTCTTGTATATCTGTGTGGAAATCGTATGGTTTGACAGTTGAACGCACTCTATCTCCAACTTTTAGGGATGTTGTTTCTTCTCCATTAGAAAGAATCCACCTATGGTCTTTTGTAACTTCATAATCTATTCTATGATTACTTCTTAAACCAACTGGTTTAAATACTGTTCGTTGTAGTTTTTGTTTTCCAAAACTTTTAACTTCTGCTGGTTTAAATTCTCTATCTTTTGTTAGTACATTTACAGTATTTCCAACAACGTCTTCAAATCTAACTGTGCCTTTATCTGTATAAAATTCTGTGTCGCCACTAAAACAATTCATAAGAGCTGCACTGCCTTTATCATACATGGCTTCAGTTCCCATCATCCACAATCCACGACCTGGTGGAGTGAATTTAAAGTCCCACATCAACTCAAACATTCTTTGAGCACTCTTTTGTGCCTTAGATTGATTCCAGGGCAGCTTGTTTATATAACAATAACGCTTCTGAATAGTAAATATTCCCTCAACGACACGCTGAATGGTATTCCAATACTCCTCACTTTTTCCATTAGACATAGTCCTTGCGTAGGTTCTTTTATATGTGACATATCCTATAGGCCCCCAATTAGGTTGTTTCCATTTATATTTATTAACAAAATCCTCTGTTAAAGTAAAGTAAATACTTTTTGCACCATTCTCATTAAATACTGTAGTCATTTTTTACCTCTAATTCTGCGTTTTATTTTTTAAGTGCTCTTATGAGCCTACTGGCTATTGCTGAAAAACAAATATCTTTATCAAACGAAAATGCCATCTCAACCTGCCCTTGAGCCAGAATGTCATTCAAGTCTGCTTTTTTAGAAATCGTCAAGTCTGAATTAAAGAATAGGTTGTCTAAATCAACCAATACTTTATTGTAATCCGGATTCAAGGTTGGAACTTCCAACCTAATAGCAGACCAGTTGCCATCTAGCAAATGTTTGTGTATAATACTTATAGCACTTCTCCTATTTAAAAGTTTCTCTTTTGTAATCCTAGACCCTTCAGCTGATAAATTTTGTAGTGTATTAATACAAGCTCTAATATCTCCATTATTGGAACTTATAAGCTCTGTAAGCGTATCATCATCAATTTCTATCTTCTCAGCCTCAACAATCTGTTTAATTCTAGGGAAGATTTTTAGAGTTGATGGTTTCTTAAATTCTACACATGAAAACCTACTTTGTATAGGCTCAGGAATTTTATTAATATAATTTGCTGTGCATATGAATCTTGCGTTTTTCATATACTGTTCTATCATAGACCTTAGCGCTGCAAAGGCACTAGCACTCATAAAGTCAAACTCTTCAATCCAAATAATCTTAGGTTTACCATCAATACTACTTTTTGATGTCATAAAGTTAAATACTTTATCTCTTACTGTATCTACACCGGTAGAATCAGAGCCATTAATCCTAATAAAATCAACTGGCGACAATCTGGATAGTAATATCTTAGCTAATGTTGTCTTGCCTGTTCCTTGTGTTCCATAGAACAATAGGTTTGGCATATCCATAGGTGAAGAAATAATATTTTCATACGTATCTTTATTTATACCTATAACATCGTCTAATTCTGTTGGTCTATATTTCTCTATAAATGGAACATTCATAATTTCAACCTCTTTAATAATCGTTCTTTAATCTCTTCGGGTAACTCGCACTCTCTACAGTGAACGTCGCATTCTTCAATGATTGCTTCTCTAACAAGTTGTTTATCAAGATAGTGGTTGTGAACATCCTCATGACGGTGAGTATAAACACACCCGAGCTTGCACGTATGCATCCAACCCTCATCATACAAGTACAACCCGTGATTTTCGCATCTGAACATACCTTTTTCTTCATCCCACACATCCGCATAGTCTTCTTCAAAGCTCATATTCATAACCTTAAAACATTTTGGACAGCGGTAGACATCTAATAGACTAACAGAATCCATAGAACCATCCTCAACCCATGTTTTATCTACCTTATCACAATCAAAAAATTCTATTCCACATTCACATATAAAACTTATATTGTTCATCCTCCACTTCTTTAAATGTAGATACTACAGAACAAACAATTATCAAATTACATCTTTTCTGAGCCTTAGACCCAAATCTATGATATTTACCACATATTTCACACGGTGTTCTATAAGATACTGATACAGTTCCACCATGTCTTTCTATTATAAGATTTCTAAAATTGTCATAACGTTCTCTTATTTCTTCATCTGTTGGTATTGAATCTGAACCACAAAATACAGCCATATTAAAACCTCACGTTATTTTCTCTTGTCCCGTTATCTGTAATCTGAATGAACCTTTTTAGTCCTATCATATCTGAAACTTTTTCTGCGCCAATATAACTACAAGCAGATTGCAACGCGTGAATATATTCAGTAATCCTATCTCCTATTTTAGGGTCTTCTGGAAACATCCTAAAATATCCTGCTTGTCCTTCTATATATTTGCTCCCTTTATATTTGTTCTCACTACTAGCACTACCGAAATATCTTTTCTCTTTAAATACTCCTTCAAATTTTTTAGGAGTTTCCACATCACTTGCTGTGTTGTCATAAGTATAAGCTAATTGTTTACCAATCATTACAGCATCTGCTCCAGCAACAATTGCTTTCGCAACATCCCCTGGATTATTAATTCCACCATCTGCTATGATAGATATTCCATGTCTTTTAGCAACTTCAAAAATTTCCATAATAGCAGAAAGTTGAGGATATCCGCAACCAGTTTTAATTCTTGTTGTGCATGCTGCTCCAGGGCCTATACCAACTTTAAAAGCGTCTATACCATATCTTGATAAATCCTCAGCTGCATCCTTTGTAGCAATATTTCCAACAATCACAGATACATTAGTAGTCTGTTTTACTGGCTCTAATACCTTTTCTATAAAAGACATAACAGGTTCTGAGTGAGCGTGAGCCACATCCAGAACAAGACCATGGGCCCCAGCCATACAAAGCTCAGTAACAAATTCTATAGAATCTTCCATTCCAACAGAAGTTAAAATAGGATATACAGCTGCTTTGCCTAGAGTTATGATATCATTTAATCTTTCTTGATTTCCCTTAAATCTATGAAGAACTCCAGTAGCATGATATGAATCTAATTTAATTATTGTGTCAGTATTTACTACGCTTTCCATATTAGAAGCAATTACTGGAACAATATTGAACCCAGCTACGTTCGTTCTTACATTTACTTTTTTTCTAGAATTTATAATACTCTTACCTGGAATAATAAGTACATCATCATATGTTAATCCTTGTTCCATTTAATCACCAAATATTCCTATTCTTACGTTCTTAAGACATCTATCGCAAAAAAGGATGTTTTTATCATTCTTATCATGAACGATTTTACCATCATAACAAAAAGGGCAGAGAGGTCTGCTCATAATTTATTCCTCTATAATAGGAGCAATAAAACAACTGAAGTCCATTGCTTCGTTATCTTCTACTACCATAAGAGGCCCATCAGTAATTACAGACATCCTACAATTATTATCTAAAGAATTAAATAGGTCTATAATATGAGAACCTATCTTTACAGATGCTTCTGCTGTATGCTCAGTTTCATCTTTATTAATAAAGTAATCAGATTCTCCAAACACACCAACTTCAAGTTTTACTTCATCTGCGTTTTTAGTTATTGTTACAGATTTAATCTTTATAGTACTCATATCTTCAATCGCTTTTTTTAAGAAAGTCTTCTTAACATCAAATTCTGCTTCAAAAGTGATTAAAGGCGAACCATTTCTGTTTACATTATCACAAATAATATCTGAACCAAGAAGAACATTAATTTCCCTATCATCGTTTGATAATGTCATGTTGTAGGTATCATCAATAACAATGTTCACATTTCCAGGAAAAGACTTAAGATACTTCATAAAATCCAAGGTGTTCTTAATAAAAATCTCACCGATAGCTTGATATTCAGCAAAAGATTCTCTTTTAATAAACACGTTTGTTAGTGCAACATATGTAAAATCTCTCACAGATGAATGTAATCCATCTTCTTCAAAATTCATGTTGATTGACATTATACTGCCGTTTAAACTTGCCTTCTTAATAAAATCTCTAAGTAGTGTTGCATCTATTTTATTCATTTTTATCTTCACCCATTCGTTTTTCCAATCGTTTAATTTTAAAATCAATCTGCTCATTTATATCGTCAGATGATATACCAAATATAATCTTTGCTTGTTCAAGCATTATATAAACATCAGCTATTTCTTCTGTAATGTATTCTACTTCTACTCTTCCCCTAAGTTTATGGGTTATTGCAACTAACAGTTCTGCCATTTCTTCAACTAGCATGAGTAGTTGTTTATCTTCGCCATAAGTGTTTATTGCTTTATGTAGTATCTCAATCATTGTGTATCACCGTTCTAGGATGCCCATTACAACAAACATTTCCAGACCAATATGCGCCGCACACGCCGCAGACATCATTATCATTTATTTCAATCATCTGGGCAACACTCATATGCTTCATCGTATGTATTGTAAAATTCGTGACAGTTGTCACATTTCCAACCTACTACTTTAATTGGTTTTGGTTTTGACATTATAACACCTTCATTAAAATCATATATTGGTTAGCGCCAATTATTTCTAATAAAAACAATCTTTCAAGGTTTTTTTGTTGTTTAAATGCCATCTTTATCAACAGACGTAGGAAAGTAGTTTAGATATTCCCAAGCCACATGGTCTTCAAACATCTTTTTATTTCTTTTATATTGTTTTAGTTTCTTGTAGTTTTTACTCATATAATCTATAAGTTCATTCTGCACTTCATTAGGCATATAATGTTCTTCTACTCTAAACTCCTCAGTTAGTTTCTCAACATCTACACCAAATTGCATCCATATATTCCAAGTAGCCGTCTTACTTAGGTCTACTTTACTCTCATCAAATTTTAAACATTTCATTAGTAAAACCTTCCGTTAATTGTAACCCTATAAGGACCTTGTAATACTCTAGGGACTCTACTACCAAACACTTGCATTGTTTTTTGTTCCATAAAAACATCTATTGGTTCATCAATAATCAACCAGTCAGGTGCATCTGCCAACCACTTATCGAGTTCTTTTGTTTTCTCATCATCTATATCAATCATTTTTATTCCTCTTAATACCATATTTCTTAAGTGTGGTTTCCTGCCACTCTGCAGTTAATACGTATTGTGGTTTCTTAGCACACTTAGGACAAATATCTGTAGGTACACAATCAGAAATACATGCGCTTTTACACACTCTACATTTTTTCATTTTCTACCACAACAACCAATAATACTTAAACATAAAAAGAATATTAAAACAACTATAACAAAACTTGGGAATTCTTTAAATATTGATATGAACAACATTGACATAATTATTAACAGTGAAGCAAAACCAAAAAAGAAAAAAATTAAAAATATACCTATACTTGTTGTAGTAGCAAGGTTCATTTTGGCTTCACATCCGCAAACCCATCTTTAGTAACCCAGAAGTTACAATCAGTTTGAGGAAGATTCGGACTGTCCACAAGCTTAGCATAAATACTTCCTTCTTTTCCAGGTCTCATATAAATACGAAAAGTGGAATTGTGCCCAACTATATGACCGCCTATAGGTTTTGTAGGGTCTCCATAAAAACTATCAGGAGCACTCATAACCTGATTAGAACAAAGTACAACCATATTATAAAGGTCTGCTAATCTAAGTAACTGGTGCATATGCTTATTAAGATGTTGTTGTCTACTGGCAAGTGTTCCTCTACCAATAAATTCTGCCCTAAAATGAGAAGTTAAACTATCTACAACTATAACCCTAAATGTTTGGTCTTGTTGCAACATCTTTTCAATTTCATCAACCAAAAGTTGTTGGTGGTCAGAATTATAAGCTCTTGCAACAAATATTCTGTCAAGTGCTTCATCTGGGTCTAATCCATTTGCTTCTGCAAAATCAATAATTCTATCATCCCTAAATGTGTTCTCTGTATCTAAGAATATTGCTTTATTATTGGGATTTTCTATAAGGGCTCTAACAACAAGTAAATGCGATAGTTGAGTCTTGCCTGAGTTATGCACTATCATTTCATTAGCGTTGAAATTATGGAACGGTTCTGCACACACAATATCATATGTTTTTTCTATACCAAGTTTTGTAACACTCTTCACTTTAACAAACTCTGGAACTCCTTGATTGAAGTTTGAATACAACTCTGAGCCATGAATTTTAACATGTTCTTCGTGTGTAACTAACTCAAGGTTTTCTATATCGTTGTTATAATGATTGCCGTCTTTGTGGTGTATTGCATATGTATTCGTGTCTACATATTTTAATTTCTGTGCTTTATCTGGTTCTGAATAAACAATTTTCACGTATTCAGATATAGTTATGTTATTTATACACGCTTCATAGATGGCTCTATGGATTGAAATCCCTTTATGTCCACTTTTTTTACACTTTGGGTGGTGTTTAGCGTCATAAAGATAAAAATCTCTAAGTGTGTTTGTTTTATGACCTTGTGTGTTTTTGCGAGTGTTTGGTGTATCGCACATGACAGAGTGTTCAGATGTTAAATTTTGCACTTCTATCCATCCACTATCAGTCATAATTTTATGTTCAGGAGTAGCTTTTAATTTATATTCGTTGTCAAGAACGAGTTCATAAACTTGTTTTTCTCCACTATAAACCACATCTTCTATTGGATGTCTTCCGATGTTTGTTCCGTTATAAGAACGAATATATGTTGGTGTTTCTAAATCCCATCTAAAGTGTTCATTTAAAGATTCTCTTTCGTGGAATTGCTTATATATCCAATCTATACGATGTTTATGTCCTTTTTCATGTCTACTGGTTCTTATAATAGTGTCTCCGGACAGACAACCAAATTGACCATATACTTCTGTAATAGCACCGCTTTCAAAGCCTCCACCCAACATCTCATCAAAAGGAGCACAACCAACACTTATCTTTTCAACAATATCTCTCTTCTTTGCAAACTCTTTGGCTTTTTCGAAACCTAAGCTAAGACCTTCTCGTGCTTGTTTTATAAGCTTACGTGCAGCATTTTCACTAAGTCCCGCGACAGAACTAACTTCTGCAGGAGAACTTGTAGCCAATGCCATCAATGTACTTATACCTGCTGTTTCTAACTTCTCAAGTGTAGTAGGACCCACACCTTTGAGTGTTGATAATTCGTTTTCCATTTAATATACCTCTCGTTCAATCCTTCTTCTGTAAACACACCATTTTTTATAATATTCTGGATGAGGAATTGGTTCTATACGTTCAACCTTATCTGGTGTAACTAAAATAAATCTCCAATTTCTATTTGGGAAAGCAATACTAGCCCTATAAGCTTGCCACTCTGCTTTCTTTTTATTCTTTCTACTATAAGTACTCTTTACTTCATAATATCTATGTTGTGAGCCTCTATGTAAATATATATCAAACTCTCCAAGCACTCCCCGTTTACTATAATCAAGCTTTGTTTGAATACCTTCATATCCGTATTCAAGTAATCTATCAACCAACAAGTCTAAAGTGCTGTCATGTTTGCTGTTTCTTCTAGTCATTTAAGTTCATCTACAACCTTTTCTGTCTCAATAAGAGTGTCATAATTTTTATAACATTTATAAAGTTCAAGAATTAAATCTTTAAACTCTTCTTCTGATTCTGAAAATTCTGCAACATATTTTGCAAGAATACAAAAAGTTCTATCATAACGTTCCTTGTTTCCAAAGTCTATTTCTTCTGGTATTTCATATTTAAGTTCTGTTAATTTATTAACTTTATAGAATTCAAGTGTAGCTATAATATCTTTAATTTTATCTTCATGGGTGTCTAATACTTCGTAGGGGTCAAGTAAATCTTGAAACTTAGTAGCCAATCTCCCGTCAAATACGAACGGTATGAATCTGTCTATGACCGCAGGTGTAAACATCTGGTCAAAGTATTCTTGCGCCTTATCACGATAATATTCAGGTAGATTATAAAGTATAAGTAGACTTGTATCACTAACATCATATGTCTCTTGGGTTGTATTTGTTTTACGAGTTCTTTTCTCATAATAATTACGATAGGCTCCTACGGCAAGAAGGTATTCTTGCATATTGAATTTCTCATCTGTTTTTAAGTTGCCCATTTCATTGAGACACAATAACCTATTTGTTAGGTTATATTCTAATTTGGCAAATGTAGCACCATAAATATTAGACGTGCTATTAACAAGTTGTTTAATAATGTCTATTGTGCTGTCTTTTCCAAACCCAGCTTCTGTACTAATTCTTGCGTTTAACCTATCAACATAGGCTGCAAGACTGAGTATCTTATAAAGTAAATAGTGTTTAGGATTAGTATGTGTAAACGATGGCGTATTGAGAACAAGTTCTCTAAAAGACATTCTTTGTTCTGCAGGAATAGTTATTGGAAACACGTGAGTAATCATATCAAATACGTCTCCTTTATAATCTGTTTCTACAGATTTTGTTATTTTAAAAGGAAGTTTATCAACAAGTTCATCAATTAGAAAATATGATTTCTTATTCTTTTCCATATAATAACCATAAATCTTTTGAGGTTTATCGCCTTTAATAAGTATTGCCTTTTTCTTACTTACTATGTTGTCTTCTGTAAATACGCTATCTAACAATTTTCTACTGAACTCAGCAACTACAAGATTATGAAATAAGAATTCATCTTTATTTATCATTTTTATACCTCTCCTTCCAAGAATCTAACCTATCAATAACTGTAGTATCGTGGTGTATTAAAGACATATAATCTAAAGGATGCAATAATACTATTGGTTTGTTGGGTTCGACACATATGTCTCCTACTATTCTTGCTAGTGTTCCATTCATTAGTGTTGTAAAATAAGGAGATTCTTTATATTTTTCTACAAACATTTCACTAATTAATCTTTTAATAGAGTGATTCATTTGGTCATCCAAAGTAATAAATAAAATATCTAAATCTTCTACACTCTCAAGCATTGATAATGTTACAGAAAAAGAACTATATTTTTCTGGGACGCCAAATGTTAAATGGAAACAACCAACCCTATACTCTACACGCACCATAGGAAAACAATTTTCAAGTATTAATTTCCACGTTTCTATTTCCGTATTCATGTGTCATTCCTTTCCAGTACATATGATAACGCAAACAAGAAATCGCCTAACCTATTAATATATTTACAAACTACAGCGGTTCTCCACGGAGCTGCAAATCTATTAAACATAGTTCTTTCAAATCGTCTAACCCTAACACGTGCTTCATTTATAGCAATAGCTAACTCATCCCCAAATCTTACAAAAGAATATAAGTCAATCTCACAAGAATCAATATATTCTTCTAAATCTATAATTGATGATTCTTTTATATCATATAAGGTGGTTGCTTGCATACCAGATATTCTACCTGCTAAGTCCCACAAATGTTTCTGTATCTCTTCAATAAGTTCGTATTCTTCCAAAGTGTCATTTTGGGAAAAACCAGTCATATATTCTCGTTTGAAAATATGTCTAACCAAATCAATTGAGACCTGAATTTCATCTATCTGCCCCAACAATTCTAAATCTTCATGGCCTTTAGGAATATTAACACCATTAAAATTCTTAGAATACCCAGCATCACCAACCTTTGTATAGATTTTAGAATAAGTTTTCTCGTTTTTGTTCTTCCCCACCTTCAACACCAAATTCAAATTCTGGTTTGTTCTCTTTCGCAACAACCTGTTTAGTCTTTTGCCAAGATTGTGTTTTTACAGGAATATTCTTACCATAGTCCAGTAACTGAATGTGAACAAACTTATCATTTAGAGCGGTGAATCTGAGGGCATAACCATCCCCCAGTTCAACCACTCCACCACCGTTAGAAACATGCCCAATTAAAGCTCCTTTATGAAAATCCTTTCCAGCCTTAACTATACAAGGATTCTCTTTTAGTTTCTTAATTTCGGCAGCTAAAGACATATTAATCACAAGAATTTATATAGTTCTTTAGCTCGTTCTGCATTAATTTTTCCTTCATAATCATCTTCTTGAGATAGGATAATAAAGGCTTTCTCACTTACTTCCATACCACTCTTTTTAGCAATTTTTGCATCGTTAATAAGGGCAGACTCTGTAGGAGTAAATGAAGACTCTGGGACTCCACCTGCAGAAAGTTTTTCAAGTACATATCTACTTCGTAGACCTTTCTTCGTTTCTTCTGCTTCTTTCTTAATAGAAATTTCAACATCCTCTTCTTCCCCGCCAGTAATCTCAAGCATAGTATCATTCATATAATCGCTTGATGGAAACATAAATGCTTCTCCTGTATATCCTTTTTCTATTTTGTTTCCTTCTTTCCATTTAACAACTGCGTCTTCTACAGCAACTTTCCACAAATACCATTTTCCGTATTCACTTTCGCCTTCTTTCATCGGTCTAGATGTTAGAAGTGTAATCTTCTTTGCTGGGTCAGACAGTTTAAATGTTTCCTTCAAAATCAATGAAGGAATTGGTGTTAGTTCTTTTTCCATTTTTATTCCTCGGTTTTCTCTTCATATCTATAAGTTTATAATATCGTTTTAAATCTGAACCCCATATTCTAAACAATAGATATCCATTTTTATCTGCTATAGAATTTTTTTGTTTGTCTATACGCTTTTTTCTTTTTTGTATGTTATTAAGTTCAGACTTTTTATAAACAGAAGGATTTCCATGCCAATAATCACCATCTATCTCTATAAGAATATTCGGTTTTATAAAGAAATCATAACTTTTGTTTTCAATTACAAACTCTTTCTCAAATTCTACTTTATTATTTTCGAGTATTTTTTCAAACACCCTCATTGGTTTAGTGTTTATAGAAGAATTGCCTTTCATAGCTATTATAGCACCACCGTCAGACATTCTATTGCTTAGAAATCTTTTAGTGTCTTCTATGTGTTTATAATTTCTTACAGATAATGCTTCCGATATATCTCTTATTTCGATGTTGTTTTCTCTAAGAATTTTTCTTATTGTTCCTTCGCTTAAATTAACAGCCACTCCTATTTGATATGCAGATTTACCAGACAAATACTGTTTTATTATTTTTTTCTCGTTCTTTCTTTGCAGAACAAGTTTTGTATACCCAGTATTTCTAATTTTTACATTGTTTCTTTTAAGTATATTCAAAATATTAGTTCCAGAACACGAAAATTTCTTTCCTATGTCATTAGATGATAACCCCTTTTTGTATAAAGCTACAACTTCTTTGTCCTGTATGTCTTCTCTTTTATTGTGGGGAATATCGTTCTTCCTAAATACCATGATGTATTAATAGTTCTTCTACTATTTAAGCTTTGTGGTTTTTTGTTCTTTTTGTATCTTTTCCATACACTTAGAACACAAACTAACAAAAGCAATAACTCCAGGGTCTACTTTGGTTGCTTCAACTACATTAACAGGGTTCTCTACAGAAAACTCTACGTGCTTTTTACAATTAAAACAGACTTTATCTTTCTCAAGTTTTTCTCTCACTTGAGTCCACAACCAGCCCATCTCTCCAAGGTGCTCTTCAACGCTATCGTCAATCTTATCTTCTTGAGTAATAACCTTATCAAGTTCTTCCTCAATAAATTTTTCTATCTCATCTATTGTTCCTTCCATAATATTTCACCAATTAAACATCTTTTTAATATCATTAATATTTTTACAC